TGGAGCAACTCGAAACCTCGCTCGCGAGCGCCAAGGATGACGTGGAGGTCGAGGAGATCTGGACCGACTTCGACGCACCGGCTGTGCTCGAGACGAACGGCCACGCCGATATGATCGACGCAGCTCTCGCAATCAAGACGCGGCGACTTGCGCAGCTTTCGCCGTTGAATGGTGGCTGACCATGCGGAAGAAGGAAAAGCCCCCGCTTATCCAGGCGATCATGACGATGCGCGGCCTCCGCGCCCACACTCAGGACGACGCCGAGAAATTGGCGTCGATCCCGGAAGGTTCAATCTTCGAAATCGTCCCTGTCACTAAGCGATCGGACAGGCAGCTCCGCACGTACTGGAAAGCTCTCGGCCTGGTCGTGAAGGTCACCCAGAAGTGGTCGACCGCCGAGAACCTGCACCGGGACATCAAGATGACCCTCGGTTACCGCGAGCAGGTCGTGAACATGCGCACCGGCGAGATCACCCTGGTCCCGGACAGTATCGCGCTCGACAAGATGAGCCACGAGGAATTCTGCAACTTCATGAATCAGGCCATGGCGCTGATCGCCGATACCGTCGGCTTCGATCCGCTGGCCTTCCTTGCGGAGGAACGAGCAGCATGACTGACAACGCCCGCCTTTTGCCCGGCAGCATGACCGAAGTGGACGCGCTGACCTGCGACGACCCTATCACCAGCCTTATCGCTCGGATGTCCGTCTCCACGGTTCACGACGCGTTGGTCAAGTTCGTCAACTCGGAAATCGACCGCCCAGGCGCGAACGTCGATCACATGCTCATCGGCATTGCCGCCTACATGATGCAGATGCATGCGAGCTTCGCCGCGTACTTTGTCGGCGCTGAACGTGCTGACGATGTTGTCGCGCAGTTCCAAGCCGTTCTGGACCGGACTTACCGAGAGCACTTCGTCGACAGCGCGAAGGAGCTGGCGGCATGAAGATGCGCGTTACCTTCGAAGTCGACCAGAATAAACTGTTCGACATGCTCCACAAAATGAACGGAGACTTCTCCGGTATCGGCAATCGCGTTGTCGGTGAGCTTATGACAAGCGGCACCTCTATCATCGATGCGATAGGCATGGCCGTCTATGGGGTTACGGTCGTTTCGAAGCAGTCTGCCGACCAGGCGGAAGGCGGTGCGGCATGATCGACTGGCAGAAAACCGCCTCTCACGCCATCGGCGAGGTTCATCGCAACCTTCCGGCCGATGCCGACCTGGCAGCACGCAAGAAGGCCTTGCGCGCCGCTCGCCCATGGGAGTTCGCGTCCACGAGCTGGGGCAAGAAGGTTTGGGCGAAGCACTCGCGCAAATATCTCGAGAAGTACGGTCTACCGCCTCTCAAGCCGAAGGCCGTCGAAGATCACCTGTCGCCGCTTGAGCGCATGATCGCCAATGCGAAAGGCGGTGCGGCATGACGCGGGACTTCGCCCATATCCACGTCATCCCAACCTACCGAGGCGGCGATCCAGCTCCAACCGGTTATCTCGAATGGCACGAATGGGCACGCGTCCAGCTGCGCGCCGGCCTTCGCCAGACGAAATGCCCGAAGTGCGACCGCTATAAGTTCCCGCAGGAGCTTAGCGGGGAGCACGTTCGCGGCGGACTGATTTGCAACGCATGTTTCATGGAAGGCGGCCAGGCATGAGCAACGCCCTCTATGGAAAGTGCCCCTCGTGCTCGCAGGTTTTCCTCGTCGCCAAGCTGCCGATGCAATTGAGTAAGGCGGCAGAGCTCGCGAAGAGGGCCGCGTGCCCGGCATGCGGGGAAACGAAGGGCATCACGGTTCCGAGCGCCGATGAGGTTCGATCATTCGAAACGGCAGGTGCAGCATGAGCGCTCTCAAGGCCTACGCCGTCCTTGAGAAGGACGAGATGACGGGAGACATCTATTTCGCGCACCGTTCGATCGTCGCCGCCAAAGCCGGAGCGAACGAGTATGGGGACGGAGAACTCTCCTACGTCCAGTGCCGCCGCGCGCGTTGGGCCGACGCATTCGCCGGCAAAGGTGTTCCTGCAAAAGTCGCGGTCGACCACGGCTGGCACTTCGAGTGCCACGGCTGCGGAATCCACATCGATAGCGACCTTGAAGAAGAACACCGCCTGCCCGTCGATGGCATCGTCGGCACCATGCACGGCGCCGTATACTGCTGCGCCCGGTGCAAGTGGAAGCACATGAAGCGCGAGGCGCGCCGGAAGCAGGAAGAGGTCGCGGCGATCGAGGATTTCAAAGCGATCGTCCGCGCGAGGTTCCCCAATGCTGACTTCGCCGACGACGAATCCGAGTTCCGCGGTCACCACGCATACGTGACGCGAGGCGACCGCACGGGCTTCTGGCATCGCGGCCAAGTCATCGTCGCTTTCCGCTTTCCCGGCATGAAAATTGGCCCCGCGCACTATCGCCTTGAAGATTATCACCGGATCGGTCCGCCGATTGCTGGCTATACCTGCTGCAACGGCGACCGTGATGCCTTCGAGGCCTTCGCAAAATCGACAAAGGGAAACTGACATGATCCTCGTGCCAGAGATCGAATCCGTGATCATTCTCGTGCCGCGCACCGGCTCCGGCTCGCTTCGCCGCGCGATCGCCGAGCAGTACCCGCGCTCGACGCTGATCTATCGCCACATGGAAGCTGACGGCGTGCCGGCCGGCTATGACCGTTGGCGCAAGGTCGGCGTTGTCCGTCATCCAGTTGAGCGCCTTTGGAGCCTCTACAAGTTCCTGCGCAATTTCGATGGCGATCACGACACCGCCTACATCGCAGCCATGCGCGACAGCGTCTCGATGCCTTTCAGTGAATGGATCGTCAACAACCGCGTGCCCTTTACCACGCCCTATGATTCTGCTGGTTACGGTCGCTATTGGCCGCAATACACCGTCCGTCATCCAATTCCGGAGAACCGCAAGAGCCAGTTTATGTATCTGCGGCCCGATCTGGGCACGGAGGTCCTGCAGTTCGGTGACCATAAAGCGATCAAGAGAGAGTTCGGCGTTTCTCTCGGCAGGGTCAACGCAACGGAGCCTACAACCCGGCCTATGCTGTCTCCCGATGCGCAGGCGCATTGTGAGCGGGTCTTTGCGTGGGACTTCGCGGCAACTCGCGCGCGAGAGGCTGCATAATGGCCTTTCGCATCGCCAATTCCATTCGCCCGGATCCGACGCCCAAGCGGAAGCCGACGAAGAACAAAGACTACCTGGCGTTCATCCACGAGCTGCCGTGCTGCGTTTCTGGCCGCTACGGCGTCGAGGCGGCGCACCTGTCCTTTGCCTCGCCCCGGTATGGACACTACGGCAGAGGTCGGGGCAGCAAGGTTTCGGACCGTTGGGTTCTGCCGCTCCACCCGGACGAGCACCGCCGCCAGCACGGCATGAACGAGGAGCGGTTCTGGCGCGCCGCTCGGATCAATCCACACGTTCTCGCGCTGACGATCCACGGTCTCTGGTCCGACATGGGCGAGGACGCTGCGCCGTTCGCGACCGCAATCATCAACCAGACACTAACCGACGCCGGCGCACTCCGATCGAGGGACGAGGTATGACGAACGTTTTCACCGCTGATGAGGTTGTAAACCTCGCCAAGCACCAAACAGCCGGACAGTTCCACCCCTTCACCTGTGCCAATCGTGGGGACGGCAATCACCGCGTTGCCTTCGGCGACCTCGGCGCGCTCGTCCCGACCGTTCGCGGCTGGATCTGCCCGTTCTGCGACTACACCCAGGGATGGGCGCACGGCTTCATGAAGGATGCCGCCTCCCGTCCCCTTCGGGAGCCCAGAGAGACGGGAGAGGAATAGATGGAACTGTCAGAAGAACGCATTCTTGAAGCGTGGCGGTCGTACGTTGCGATATGTCCGCACACGTATATGTCCGAGGCTGATTTTCGTGCCGGATATCTAGCCGCCCTCTCCTCCCTCTCCACCAGCGCCGAACGCTCGGCAGTGGGGGTGAAGGTAAAGCCGCTGGAGTGGGAAGATCGATCCGACGACAACAGCCGCAACAGCTACGCCAATACCAACATCGGCCGATATGAGGCTTTCGAGTTCAGGATGGACACTCTGCCATCCGGCCCGAAAACGATCTTCGGATGGTGTTCGCGCTGGACGAACGCTGATCAACCAGCCGACGGCTTCGAAGCCGCCAAAGCCGCCGCGCAGGCCGACTACCAAGCCCGCATTCTCTCGGCTCTCGTTCTGGAGACGGGAGAGGCGGAGCCGGTCGCATACCGGTTCAAAGTTAGGCATGATTACGGTTGGTCAGATTGGTCGATCGCAAAAGAAGTAGGCGACCTTGAAGCATATCAACGAGATCGGCCTCAAAGTGTTCTGATCGAACCGCTCTACGCCTCCCCTCCATCCCTGCCAGCGTCAGACGAGAGGCTGGAAAGGCTCGTGAAGGCGCTGGAAGCAGCCGAGACATACGTCATCGACGGCGTGACGACTGCAAAGCAGAACCTGGAAATGAACGCGTCATATCCAGCGCGGAAGCCGCGATATGAGGCAGAGTTGCAGGAGGCGCGTGACATCTACGCCGAATGCCAAGCTGCGCGCCGTGCCGTTCTCGCCGCAGTGAAGGAGCGAAAAGATGGTTGATTCGCTCGACATGTTCGCAACCGAGACGAAGTCCTCGGCCGTCATTTCCAAATGCAGAGCCTACCGGTACCGCCTCGAGCGGGAATGGAACGGCGAAGGGCCCAAGATCGCTTTTCTCATGCTGAACCCGTCCACGGCCGACGCCAGCCAGGATGATCCGACGATCCGCCGGTGCATCGGCTTCGCGAAGGCTTGGGGCTTCGGCGGATTGATTGTCGGCAACCTTTTTGCCCTTCGCTCCACCGATCCGAAAGCACTCTACGACCATCCCGACCCGATCGGGCCGGATAACGATCAGCACATTCTTGCGATAGCCAGGAGCGCCCGTAAGATCGTTTGCGCGTGGGGAACCCACGGAAATCTTCATGACCGCGGTCGCGAGATTGCCGAGCGGCTCGAATTCTTTGACCTGGTCGCGCTGAAAGTGACAGCAGACGGGCAGCCAGGCCACCCGCTTTACCTCGCTGCCGACACCCAACCCAAATCGTATTTTGCGCCATGACAGTTACACCCGACCTTACCACCGCCAGCCCCGCCACCCGCGAATACTACGCCCTCCCGGAGCACATCCGCACGGCAGCAGAGGCAATCGCTGGCCCGCCGCGTCCGATGACCCATATCGAAATCCTGCTCGCGGTCGGGATGGCAATCGCAAATGAGCAGGAAGCCGCAAAGAGAGGTGAAGGATGATGGAAAGCCAGGTCCTCCTGTCGTGCGAGCAGACGGCGGAAATGCTCAACATCTCCACTAAGACCTTGCGCGAGTTCGTTAAGGCTGGCGATATTGCCTATGTCCCGCTGGGCAAAGGCCAGACGAAACCGCGCCTTGGCTTCCACATCGACGACATCAACGACTTCATAAAGAGCCGGAGAACCCGCGCGTGTCCGTCTACAAGCCAAAGAACAGCCCGTATTACCACTTCGACTTCCAAGTCGCCGGTGTACGATATCATGGCTCTACGGAGACAGCGAACCGCCGAGAAGCAGAAGCCCGGGAAAAGGTAGAGCGCGACAAAGCCAAGGCTGCGGCCAAGGCCTCGAAGAATGCCTCGGGCGGACCTCTCACCATTGCAGTGGCAACCGGCCGTTACTGGTCCGAGGTCGGCGAACGGCACGCAAACAGCGAAACGACCTGGACCGACATCAACCGCCTCGTCGATTATTTTGGCCCGTCCAAGTTGCTATCCGACATCTCGGACGACGAGGTTGCCAAGCTCGTGCAGTGGCGGCGGTCTCAGAATGCATGGGGCCGCGAGAAAACGAAGGACGACCAGCCGATGCGACTTGTGTCGGCCGCGACGGTCAATCGCTCCACCACTCTCGTCTTAAAGAAGCTTTTCACCCGCGCGAAGCGCACATGGAAGTACGAATTTCCGAGGGAGCCGAGCTGGCGCGACCACTGGCTTCAGGAGCCGAAAGAGCGTGTCCGGGAGCTGAAGGCCACCGAGGGCGCCGCAATCGAGCTCGCGACCAGGTCCGACTATCAGCCGGTCTTCGATTTTGTGCGCGCGACAGGACTTCGCCTCGAGGAATGCATCCTGCGCTGGTCGGAGGTCGACTGGCAGACGGGATGGATCACCAAGACCGGCAAAGGCGGCCGGCTGGTGAAGACAGCTATCACGAGCACGGTGCGCGATATCCTGCTGCCGCTCCGCGGCCATCATCCCGAATTCGTCTTCACGTACCAGGCGGCGCGGACCCGAACGGGGAAAGCGTCATACAAGGGAGATGGGGAAGGAAGGAAGAAGGGGGACCGATACCCGATCACCTATAGCGGTCTCAAGACGCAGTGGAAGCGAATCAGGGCCAAGGCCAAGGTCGAGGATTTCCGCTTCCACGATTTCCGGCATGATCTGGCCACGAAGCTCCTGCGCAAGACCGGAAACCTGAAAACGGTCCAGAAGGCATTGAGCCATGCCGATATCAAAACGACGACGCGCTATGCCCACGTCCTCGATGAGGAGGTGGCGGAAGCTCTCGAATCGCTTTCCCGTTCGAAGCGGGCACAAAGGAAGAACAAATGACGGGGATCGTTCGGGACTTTTTCGGGAATATTCGCTCCCGAACAGTGAATCTGAGCGCGTTTCGTTCCCATTTATTCGATAGGCCTAACGAGGGTGCCCATCGTATAGCATTGAAACCAAAGCGGAAAATGGTCGGAGCGGCGGGATTCGAACCCACGACCCCTTGACCCCCAGGAGAGAGGGCTACCTTTCTGGACGCCCTGATACACAAGGCGTTGCGCCATGTCCAGAAGGTCAGTTCGGGAATTATTTCGGGACTCGGTGACTCGGCTTTGCATTTGAGCGTTATCTCATATCAAACACTGCCGCGCCGTCCTCTCGCGGCCTTGTCACCGCCGCAACTGAGCGCCGTCTCGCTGGCTGGCCTCAATCCTCTGCAGGATCTCGCGCATCACGCGCGTATCGATGGAAAGGCTGTTGAGGGTGTTCTCGACAGCCTTCATTGACGTTGCCGCTTCGGCCGCCTGCTTCTCCACCGCGGAGATCCGGAGTTCGTGATTATCGATCTGCCGGAGCGAGACTTCCGCTGCGGTCAGGCGCTTGTCGAGCTTGTCGATGGATTGAGCCTGCGAATCCTGATTGGCATTCACCCTCTCCCAAGTCGCTCCCCACGCCATGAGGCCGCCGGCAAAGCCGAACAGGATGACCACGGTGTTCAGGTTCCACTCGAATTTCCACGTTGGAGTTTTCACGATGGTTTTCTCTTCGGTTTCGTTGGCCAATCCCCTGCCCTCGTAATGCAATGCTGATGATTACCGCGCTTCGCCGTGACGGGCGCATTCCGCATTCGACCAGACCGCCGCGGCGCAAATGCCGACAACGGTCCGGTCGATTTTCCTTTGATCTGCCGGCGTCGCGCCGCGCGCGCCGATCAGATCAGTTCCCACCACGCGGCGGAGACCGTCGACACTTGCCGGCGCCGAAGTCCCACATCCCGTCAGGGCAATGATCAAAGCGAGTGCGGACATCGTCCGCAGTGCGGCCTGCTTCATTGTTCTGCCTTTCGATGGATTGACGAACGTCGTCACCGCCCTGCCGGTAGATCCAGGCAACGACGGCGGCGAGGATGGTGAGCGCGGCGAGTGCAGCGATGATGCGCGGAGTTGAGAACATCACGCGGCTCCGATCTGCTTTGCCGCGGCCTGCACTTTCTGACGATCGCGATGGCGCAGGTAGAGAAGCGTTCCGACCGTGATCGCAATGCCCGCGACCACGAGCACAATGAGGTTTTCCGTCGGGATGCTGCCGAACTTCTCGAAGAAGGTGCCGACGCTGGTCAGCGCGCCGCCGGTCAGAACCGGCGTGAGGACCTCCTTCGTCTGCCACCATGGTTTTTCGAGCGACGGCGGCGTGACCGGTACCGGAACCGGCTTTTCCTCTGTCACCGGCGCCGCCTTGACTTCGGACCGCGCCGCTTCACCGGGGGTGAGCGCCACAAGGGCGGTGTGCATCGCAGCGCGTGTCTTCGGTCCGACATCCCCGTCGACGTCGATCCGCTGATCAGCCTGAAACTGGCGGATGTTGTCGGGGCGGTACCCGAGCAACACGAGCGAGATCCGCGCCAATCGATCGAAACGATCGGCGAGACCGTTCTTGCCGCCGTTGATCTTCTTCGTGATCGTCTCGGCGTCGCCTTCGTCGGCCCAGCGGTTAAGGCCGCGCGTGTCCCAGTAGAACAACGGCACGAGACCTTCCCAAGGATCGGTGTTTACGGCATCTGGATCCTCGACGAAGTCCGGGCAGGCAAGGCCGGCCGTTCGGCACCAGTCGCGGAACTGGCGATAGTTGTACTTGCCGGTGAGCTGCATTCCGGTCCGGCCGCGGTAGCGATGCCCGTCACCATCCCTCTCCGGCGTGTTGCCGAGGTCGGTGCGGGTGTCGTAGCGTTGCTGCGCCGGCGTCGGCCCCCAGATCTCCTGATCGTAACGGAAGTCGCCGCTCTCATGCATGAGCTGGGCGAAATACTGCGCCAGGCGGTGCGGCCGATCCATGCCGAAGCGGTCGCCGTGTCTGTCCAGCGCCACAAGTACGGACGCAAGATTGCTCTCGTTCACTCTGCCCTTTGCGGCAGCGCGAACCTGCTGAGCGGTGATGGCGCTCATCGGTATCTCCTGATTCTGATGTTGAATTTCGCTTAGCCCTAATAGGCGAATGGAGACTGCCGGCGCATTGTGGTAACGCCGCGCAGCCGTCCTGCCGTACTCGCAGCGGACGGGGCGGTTAGAGGCCTGGCGCCTGCCTCCAGCGACGGGCCTCGCCCGTGGATCGCCCGACACCCTCCCTCATCCGCGAACACGAGTTCGAGGGCGACGGGAAGAGTTTCCCGAGCCAATTAAATTCTCCTGATTTGGATTCTTCTAAGTGGACGAGCTAAGTCCGACTACCAATGCCTGAGAGGTCCGGCGCTTCTGCAAGAGCCACAACGTCCACGTGTCAATTGCAACCTTTGATCTGGCAAACTGCCGGCGAATCCGTTTGCTTTGTGAGCTAGCCCCATTTAAATGCTCACCCGATTATGCGAACGGGGAAAATCGATGGCCAATAGTGAGCAACAGAAAGAAGCGCCTGGAGAACTCGAATATATCGAGTTCGGAAACACGGGCATCAAGTTGGCAATCGACGCTTCAGTATCCCAGAAAATGCGGAACTACGTCGTAAAGGGATGGTACGAGTCTCACGAAGTGCAACAAGTACAGAAGATCGTCGAGAATGACGACATCGTCTTGGAGTTGGGGTCAGGCTTAGGTCTTATCTCGACCATCGCTTGGAAGACGGGAAAACCAAAAGCGGTGCACTGCTATGAGGCAGATCCGCGGCTAGTTCCATTGATCCGCAGCACCCACCAAGCGAATGGGGTCGAGAACGCAACGGTCTACAACAAGGTGCTTACGTCCGACAAAACGTTCATCAGCCAAGGGTCGATGGATTTTCACATCCGTGGTGACTTCTGGGGAAATTCCATAAATTCTGCCGTTGGCATGAGTATCCAGAAGACCGTCAAGGTTCCTGTCGCATCCCTCGCGGCGATAATCCAGGACATCCGGCCTACTCTCATCATCGCAGATATTGAGGGGGCCGAGGACGGTCTATTTGCTGGTGTTGATCTAGGGCCGGTCAACAGGATCGCCCTTGAGGTTCATCAACCTGTCCTAGGCCCAGAAGGTATGCGTCGTTTATTTGACGACATCCATCAGGCAGGGTTCCACTATGACGCCAGATATTCCGCCGCCACTGTCCCGGTATTCAGTCGAATCCCGCAAGAGTTGATCAAAAAGCCAAAGCTGGACTTTGATCTGAGTCGGTTCGTGAGCATCGGCGATAACTGTGAGTTTGCCTTTTATCAGAAGGCTCACAATCATGAGGAAAGCAGCCTCCTACGCTGGTCGTATGTCGAGCCGGAAATGTTGCTATCTGCCATGAAGTCTGATTTTTCCGGCCTTTTCAGGTTCGAGAACTTGACTCCTTACGCAAGCACAATGGTCAAGGATTCGAAGTACGGCATCTGCTTTCACTCAAAAATGAAGTCAAAAGACAAGGTCTTCATCGACGATGAGGCGACGAGGCGTGCGTTCCATAAAGAAGAGCACAAGAAACACATCTACCTAGCCGAAAAGCTCCGGGAGCAAATGGAGGAAGGAAGAGTCTTTGTCTATAAGCGTGCCGGAGAGTATCAGGACAAGTATGCAAAGGCTATCGGCGCCGAAATAGAGAAGCGCGGTCCTGGAATCCTGTTGATGGTATATGACCAAGGTCCGCAAGCCCCGGGCCATGTTCGCCATATCGGGAAAAATGTCTTCGCTGCTCGTATCGACGCCACAGCTCCACTTTCAAAGGCAGATGCGTTCTCGGAAAGCGGCTGGTCCGAGGTTCTCAGGAATGCTCAGGCAGTTCTTGATCGCTCAGATACGAGCGGGACTTTGGTCAAAACCAACTTGCTGAGCCGAGTCCTTTCTTCTATTAGGCGATAAACCAACGCCTACAACTTGCCGTTTACCCTTTGGCTATGATTGCCTTTGTTTCTGAAGGTGGAGTGAATTTTGCGAAAAAAGCTCACACGCTTTGTTGATCAGCTTATTGTTTCCAAGATTGAAAAGCGCTTGTTCAATCAGGGAGTCTGCCCACCTTGGATGAAACGCAGGCCGCTGCGCAACTTCATCTCTCTGGTGGTGCCTTGCTACAACGTCGAAAAATACATCGATCAGTTCCTCGCCACGGTCGTTTCGCAAACATCCACCTTGGAAAACCTTGAAGTGATCCTTGTCGATGACGGATCCACGGACGACACCGGCGCTATTGCTAAGCGCTGGCAGGAACGCTTCCCGAACGTCATCAAATACCACTACCAATCCAATCAAGGGCTGTGCGGCGCGCGCAACACCGGCCTGCGCCTCGCTACGGGAGATTGGGTATCCTTCCCTGATCCCGATGACTTCCTGCATCACCGCTATATCGAGAACATTGATAAGGTCATCACTTCGAACAAGGCCGGCGATCTATCGCTCGTATGCTGCAACTTCATTCGCTATTTCGAAGCTTCCGGACGGAAGCGCGACGATCACGCATTGAACTTTCGCTTTAAGGGCGGGCGGAAGTGGTTCTCAGCCAGGAACCTCAAAAACCATATGCAGCTAGCGGTCAACAGCGTTTTCATGCGGCGCAGTGAGATGATCCGCCTGAAACTGACCTTTGACCCACTGATCGTACCGGGCTTCGAAGACGCCAACGTGGTCAACCGCTACCTTCTCAACCTGCCGAAGACCTATGCAGTCTTCCTCCCGGAGGCGAAATACTACTACCGAAAGCGGGCTGACGAGTCGTCGCTGCAAGACACAGCGAAGACCAAGAAAGAGTTTTATCTCAATCAGAACCGTTACGGGTGGCTGCCTGTTCTAAAGGAGGCGGCAGATCTCTACGGGTCGGTACCGCAACATGTGCAGAGAACCATTCTGTACGACACGATTGGGCATTTCCGGACGCACCTTAAGCGGCCACAGTCCCTCGACCTTTTGGACGATGAAGAGAAGGCTCTCTACAGAGAGATCATGCGTGAAACCTTCCGGTACATTGACAGGAAGCTGGTCTCATACACGAGCTTGCCCGGACTTTACGAGGATCTCCGTGTCGGCATCCTCAACCTGTACTATGCAGCAAACAGAGAGGTCACCACCGTTTATGTGACGCATTACGACCGAGTGAAAAGCCTCGTCCGCTTTTCGTATTTCTCTGCAGCGGCAGAGAATAATGCGCTCATCACCATCGACGGGGAGCCAGCCGAGCACCTGTACCCGAAGAGCATCCGCAATAAGTTCGCCGATCAAGACTTCTTCTACGAACACGCCTTTTGGGTACCGCTGCGGCCAGGGGCTTTGTCCGTCACCATCGGTGATGCCCCCGCGCGCTTCAAGCTGAACGGGAAGAATTATGAGTACGGCATCAGCGCCCGTCTTATCAGCAGCACACTGTCCCCTGCGCAACAGAAGCGGAAAAGGTCAGCAGTGAAACTTCTGCCAAAGGTTTCTTACGAATCCTCTTGGCTGATCATGGATCGGTGCGACAAAGCTGACGACAACGGAGAGCATTTTTACCGGTACCTGTTGAGGACACAGTCACACGTCAATGCTTACTTCGTCCTTCAAAAAAACTCCGTTGACTGGCCGCGCCTAAAGGCCGAGGGATTCAGGCTCATAGAATACGGATCTGCAAGACACCGTGCAGCCCTCTTGGAAGCAGATTTCCTGATCAGCTCCCACGCCGACCGCTACATCCGGATACCCTTCCCGAATCAAAAGGGCGCAAAGTACCGCTTCGTCTTCATCCAGCACGGCGTAACCAAGGATGACCAATCCGAATGGTTCAACAATATCATGCCGGCGCTGCTCGCAACGGCTACTCCACGCGAGTTCGACAGCATAGTGGACGAGCGTTCCAACTATTATCTCTCCCACAAAGAGACCGTGCTAACCGGCTTCCCGCGGCATGACGCGCTTCTTCAAACTGAGCAAAAGCGCAAGACGGTGTTCATCATGCCAACTTGGCGAGAGCATCTTGCAGCAAAGGTGATAGCCCCGGGGGTACGCTCGCTTCGACCTAATTTTGCGAACTCGGATTACGTCGTAAACTGGTCCGAGCTCCTCCGCTCAGACCAGTTGAAGAGTATGTGCGAGCGCTTGGCACTGGACATCGTTTTTTGCCCTCATCCGAATCTTGCCGCCCACCTCGGCGAGTTTAATCCACCAGACCACGTCAAACTCGTCTTGGCCGATAAGGTGCCATCACTGCAGCCGTTCTTCCGTGACATGGCGGTCATGGTGACCGACTATTCCTCAGTCGGATTCGAAGCTGGGTTCCTCGACAAGCCTCTTGTCTATTTCCAGTTCGACCGAGATACATTCTTCCGAGGGCACATCTATCGGCGGGGTTATTTCGATTACGAGAGAGACGGGTTCGGACCGGTCGTTACTGAACTCGGCGCGCTCATGTCTGCCATTGAAGCAGCTCTGACCGGCAACGAGGATCCTATCTACCGGGCGAGGAGAGTTGCGACATTTCCGCTGCGCGACGGCAAAGCCAGCGAAAGGCTCTATCACGCAATTAGTTCACTCAACGAGCCCGCGATTGCTGAAATCGAAACAGCAGTGGGGCGCGCTGACCTCAAGAAGGCTGGATGAAAACGGAAACCGTCTGATAAGCCGGAGACGCCTATTCCAAACCGCATGCAGGAACGCTAGTAAGTACATCTATAAGGCTGGGGACTACACATGAAGCTTGCATTTATCATCACACTTACTGCCATAGGCGTGTCTTTTCTGTTGCCGAGTGACGTTTACAAGGCTGCGCTATTTCTTTTGTGCGCAGTGATCGTCTCATGGATTAAAGAACCAGATCCGGTCATTGTCACCGGCCCGAATGCAGATGAAAACGACGTCTGAGGCGGACTGTGAACGGGCCGAACGTCTTTTCGGCCCGTTCTTTTTCTAGATCATCTGAAGATGATGCCGCTGGCCGTCGTGGTGTTGGCCGTCTGCGACAGGGAACCGGTAGTGCCCGCTGCGCGCACAATGCCGCCCACAAGAACGCGGAAAGCCGTTCCGGAAACCCCGCTTCCATCGATGTTGCGAGCGTTTATCTCGCCACCGTTTGCCAGGCAGACAGTCGGTCCGCCCGTACCTGTCGAGGACTGGATATCGATATATCCGCCATCGAGGGCATAAGCCCACGTGTCGACTTGGGTGCCGAAAGTCGTCGATGGTGCGATGATCCGGGCGCTCTGGCTAGCCCGAAGGGAAGGCCCGCCGCAGCCGTTCGCCTGAATCCCGAAACCGGACACTCGGCTACCGAGTTCTGCTCTAACCGCGCTCTCTGCGCAATTTTCTGCGACGAGACCATAGGCATCGATGTCACCACCGTTGAGAATGTGGAGGCCTTGAAACCCCGAGTTCGAAACATCAGCCTCGCGCGCCGTTCCGTGACACCCCTTTTCCAAGTGGATACCGGAAGCACCAGCCCCGGTGAACCGCGCTCGACGTAGAGAGGCTTTGGAGCCTGTGTTCAGGAATACGTTGTGGCGGGCTGCGTTGATAACTCCAGTGTTCCGCTCGCCTTCTGCGACGTATTCGAACTGAACCTGTGACCCGAATTTAAGGGAGACGCCGTCGTACCCTATCCCTTGCAGGTCAAAGATCGTGCCGAACACGGGGAGGACGGAGTTCATTTCCCCGTAGGCAAACCATAGGTCGCTCGGGAAGTTTACAGGCACGATCGCGTCATCGGACACCAGCCGGATATGGCCCATTAGTTGACCGTATTCCGCACAGATGCCCTGGGTGAGTGTGGTTCCAGCGAGAATGCGCAGGTTGATATTCCTCCGCAGCCCCCCTCGTCCATAGACGTATATGGGCTGGAATTGGGAGCAAAATGAAAGCGCCTCTTCCAAGTCGGTGAAATCCGCTCCCGACCCAACGCCACCAAACGTTAACTCGAACGTGGCATCATAAATCCCGGGCTGCATCACCCACCGGCCGGGGTCGTCAATGTCGACGCCCGCTGGCTTTAGGATAGACACTCCGTTGTCGGTCAGTTCACTGTCCGTGTCGTAAACATATTCACGGCCGGGGATGTTAGCGCGACGGCCTTTCGCAAGATACGGAGCGGCTATACCTCTGACCTGGGTAACTGTCTCAAGGTCACGCGGTCCCGTGATGACTCCTTCGATCCAAGATCCCCACTCGCGTATGAGGGCTTTATTCGGCTCATCAGGATCGGCGGATGGGCCATCGGCCCAGATCGTGTTGGCGAGTTCAACCATTTGCGATTTCCCATGTGAAAGCTCCCCGGCTGGCACAGCCAGGGCATCAGGTTCGAATTTGAGAGGGGTCAGGAGACGGTGAAGGAGCCGGTTGCTACGGGTGTGCCTTCGATACCGGAGCGGTTGATTGAGACGATCCAGCCGAAATATGAGCCGGCCGAGAATGACCGCGAGGTTGAGTCAGCACTGCTCGGCGCACCGTATTCGGGAGGCCCGAAATAGCTGGCTGTGCCGAAGTCATTGACCGTGTTCCAAAAGACCTTGGCACCGGCGTAATTACTGCTGTTCGGAGCGGTCCAGTTGAAAGTTGCCGATCCGGCGACTGCGGTATTGACACTTACCCCAGTGACCGGTCCGGCAGGCGTCGGATCCGCAGTCGACGTGACGGTTTCAGTGACAGACCAGTTTGAGTAGCGCCTGTTGGAAGCAATGAACGCCACTTGGATATCAAGGACCTTGTCCGCCGGGACGTTACCGGTCGAGAGATCAATGTATCCGCCGGCGGGCTCCGCGCTCGGGTTCTGTTGTTCCACCCAGGCGCCAGGCGTTCCAAGCCCGTCAGCATCGGCTACCCTGTAGCGAACGACCGGCGTGAAGCTGCCATCCTCCGGATCGATAATTACGACTCGGATATAGACGCTGCCGCCGTTTGCCTTCGCCTGGATCAGGTTGATGACGGGCGTCGGGATCTCCGAAGCGTTAACTGCCGGCGGTACCGGCGGCTGCTGCCCCTCTTCCGTGGCCGGGTTCCACTCGTCTATCCCCTCGGGATGCTCGATGAAGTCCATCGTGAAGCCGCCCTTTGTGAGGGCGACGATGGAGCGGCGGTTCTCGACCAATTTTCCGTCAAGCTTGGGCAGCCGCTTGGGCGTCTCCAGCCTGACCCAACGAGCGTAGACGGCGTTGATGCCTGAAAGCCGGACATCAAGGCTGCCTTTCACCTCCTGGCGCTGTCGCAGCCAATCCCGCTTGCCGAGACGACGAGCTTGCCGCCACTGGTGGCACCACTCGTAGCTGCCCTCCATTGTCAGCACACGGCCGGCGGCGATCTGAGCGTCCGTATCCTCGAAAAAGTCGGTGTCGCAGCTCGTGTAGTTCGTCGCCGGATAGGTGAACTTGGGGACGAGGCGGTTGCACTCATCCTCGAAGAGCACGCCGTACTGAACGTTATGGCCGACGATGTCGGCATCGGTCAGCGTTGCTGTCCTGCTTTCACGGAACTTGCCAACGGTCAGGATCCGGGCACCGTCGCCGCGGGCGACGAGATGACCGTCGCACGTTGCGAGGATCGCGTTCAGCCCCGACTTCGGGCCGTTCTCGGTCGTATCCCAGCCGTTGCACTGGTACCGCTTTTCAGTGCCCCCGCCGGCGAGGGGAATGTCCTCGTCGCAGATGTCCGCGTCCTCTTTCCAGAAGTCGAGGACTGGCAGCAGCGCCTTCCGATAGTCGAGACCTAATCCGAACTCGTTGAAGCAGAGATGCCAAGCGGTAATGATCGCCGAGTTGCGGGTCCACGTCCAAGTGCTCGGGTCTTCCGGATCCTGCGCCGGATCGCGAAAATCCCAACAGTAGGTGCCATCGATCTCCACCGACGGCGATGGCGCCCCATACGGAAACGCGGTCTGCTGATCCTGCGCGTCGGCATTATGCGCCCGCATCGCGAGCGACGCCTGGCCGTCTCCTCGATGATCGTTGGTCCAGATCCCGTCGGCGCCCAATGCAGAGACGAGTTCTTCGTATGGCGTTTCCGGAGTTGCGCCGAGCCGTGTGTAAAGCCTCACGTTGGCGGAGCCGGCCCCGTACCGCCCGCCGGTCGTGAGTGGCGTCACGACGTTGTCGACCACCGTCACTTCGTCGTCGTTCAAGTAGAACCGGTTGAATGACTTGATCCGGTGGCCGGCGATGGCCTGCACCGAATATAGATTGGAGCCCTTCGCTTCCCACATCATGCGCGCGCCGGCAACGCGAGTGCGGCCGACAACATAGATCCGATAAGGTATCGCCTGGTTGAGCGGCGACCGACCATCTTCCGGCTTTGGCGGCTTCGGGGACTGCGCAAAAGCGGCTTGGAGGCCGATCGAAATCGCCGTCGTCGCAATCGCGGATGCGATCGACGCATAGGTGATCGTCGTCGCTCCGATCGCAAAACCACCGGTACCGAGCACGGCAGTGAAGATCGGCGTAAAAATCGGATCGAACAGAACTTCGCTGTAAAGCGACGTCGTGCAGCCCAGCCCGTAGCGCTGCAGCATCATGCGGCGATGGAAACTCATCCGTTTCGATCTCCATCCGGAGCGCGCCAGGCTGCAACGTGATCGAGTTTCTTGGCGATGACACCGGACGGCGCCAGCAGGGCCCAGAGCGGGCCGAAGCGGACGGCGCAGACTTCCTTCACACCAGCCATGCCAGAAGGAGCGAGCACAACGCCGACGTCACCATCGCGCGGCTCGTCGGTGCGGACGAAGCCGAGCGGCTCAAGTGCGGCCGCGGCGAAGGCGACAAGGCCGCCGGCACGCGCCAGGATGTCGTGAGCACCTTCAGCCGTGCTGTATGTGCCGCGGTAGACTTCCGCAGGATCGACGCCGACGCTTTCGCGCAGCCACGTTCCGCAGAAGGTCGTGCAATCGTCGCCAGCCACCCCGCCCCACCTGAACTGGTGTGGCAAGGCAAGAAATTCCTGCAATGTCATGGCTGTCCTTAGAAATTCGGCCAGACTGGCTGCACGCCTCTGGCAAGCCGGCTGACGCCGTCGCAAAACTTGTCGGTCGGCGAGATTGCCTTCTGATGCGGAGTGGACCAGACCGAGCGCGCGCCGCGAGACCGGGTCGCCTCGCCGGAAACAACGGCAAGCGAAAGCGTGATGCTCGGGCTGTCTCCCTCTTCAACCGGCGGGCTCACCTCCCCGGTGTGAGACGCGGTCCCGGTCCAGATCGGAATGATGCTGCTCATCGGCTGGAAATACCGATCGAGCGTCGTCAGACCCATTTGGACCGCTGCGCCGCGCACGGGGGGCAGACTGTCGAGCATCTTTGCCGATGTCGCAGGATCGAGCCCGGAAAGCGTAAACTCGACGCTGTCGGCGGTACCGTTGACCAGAACCTCGAGCGTCGGCACGCCGATGAGACGGCCGCCGCCGAGATAGACCGTTCCGGTTGGATCAATGCTGTCGAAATTGGCCGGGATGTCGTTGATCCCGAACCAGAGATGCAAGGCAGGATCCGTGTCGACCCTGAGGAAGATGCCAAGCTGATGGCTTCCGCGCATCTCCTCAATGATGCTTGCCGGGACGAACTCCATCAGAACGCCTCTGTGAACTGGAGCGTCGGCCGGGAATGGTACCAACCTTCGTAGTCCCAGGGCAGTGTGAAGCCGCGCGGGAACTTCATGACGCACATCGGCCGCGCGAGCTCGACGCGCGTTCCGGCGGTCACCGCCTCGCGCAACGGAGGAGCGATAGCAAGCGTGTAGACCGGGTTGGTTTCGCTCGTCTTCGCGATCACCTCCCAGTATCGATAAGCCCGCCATCCCTTGGTCGGATGATAGATCGAGAACCAATCCGACCAGCGCAGCGGCCGTGCGGCGCCGTAGACGCGCATTTTCAGGATGCCGGCTCCGAGACCGGCCGCTTCCGTCACTTCCCCGTAGACGGTGGCCTGACTGTAGCCGGAGCCGTCCGAGAAGAACGAACCGTCCGAATGCGGAATGCCCTTGATGATCGGCCGCTTCTTGCCGTCGATGATCGGGAAAGGGCCAATGCCGTCATTGATGATCGGAACGTTGAAGAAGCGAAAGCCCCCGTTGCCCCGGGCGCCGAGCCAGTTGATGACCTCGTGCCGCTCGGTGTCTTCGGCCTGCAGCATGCACCGCTCATAGACGGCAGTGACGATGCCGCCGCCGCTGGTCTCGATGCTGATCGACTCCCCGACGCCATTGACGCCGCCGTCGATCGCCGACCCGGGGTTGTCGAAACTCGCCCGGGTCGGTCGGAGATACATGATCGGCACGGTAGGCTGGTTGATGTACACTGCCATCCATCAGCCTTTCTGCGCTACAAATCGCTTCTGCGTTTCCCCGAATCCGACGCGGCGCTGCTGCTCGTTATATTGAGACAGCGCCTGCCCGACGCCTTGCCGGACAAGGGCCCGAACGTGCTCATCGCCGTTGGCACCGATCACGTTGACGTTGAGGTTTGCAGGAGCGTTGTTGTTGTCATTGCGGCCCATCATCCGGGCGCTCCGGTTCGTGTCGAACACCTGCGCCCCCTGCGGGAGGTTTACCAGCTCCGGGCCGCGCTCGCCGACGATCGAGAGACCGCCCGGCGCATAGTTCGTGCCGTTGGCGAAGAGGCCGATGCCTCCGCTTCTCGCCAACTGTCCGGATCCGGAGAAGATCGTGCCAGACAGGAAGGAAAGCCATCCGGAGCCACCACCTGATCCACCGGTGGCAAGAGACGAACCTACCTGGCTCAGTCCGTTCCCGAACTGGCCCAGACCCTGCGTTGCCTGCTGCGCCGTCCCACCGAATTTCGCCAAGGCTTCCTCGGCGCCGTTGAGCCGGCCGGCGAAGTTATGCGCCCCCTCTGGATTGCCCCAGGAGAAGCCGGACGGCCGCTCGAAGCCGGCGAACGCCGCCGTGGCCTCGCGGGTGCTTCCCGCTCTCGTCAATGCCTGCCACGCGCGGTTTTCGGGTCCCATGAGCTCGCTATAGGCGAATTCATGCTGCGCCAGAGCGTTGCTCAGGTTCCCCTTCCCTCCGATCGCATTGAACAGGCTGTTCCTGCGGTCGTTGTGCTGGTAGAGCCCGAACGCGTTGCCACCGTCACCGACGGCGAGCGGGTTGAAGGCGCTTTCGGCTTTGATGTTGCCGAGCACGCCGGCGACCTGATGATCGGCGAGCCCCTTCGACTTCCAGAAGTTCCAAGCCAATTGCGCGCCGGATCCGGAAACCGGACCGAGCGACGATCGCGTAACGGCGCCGATTGGCGCGGCAAAGGCGGAATTATCGTTCGCAACCCCACCAAGGAGGTTGCTGACAACGCCGGAGGCACCGGAGGACTTCCCGCTTCCGCCGGTCAGCCAGTTTGCGGCAGCGGTGGCCAGTGGATCGAAGATCGCATCCCACGCCTTCTCGCTGGCCTTCTGGGCTGCGTTCAGGGCCGACTTGACGAGAGCGTCGCCGATCTTTCCGCCATTCTCCCATGCCTCCTGGCGGATGCCCTGGAAGAAACCCTTGAACGCGTCTTTCGCCTCCTCCTGCTGAAGCCCTTGGCGGATGGCGTTTGCCTCGGGAGAGTTCAGGTCCTCGTTAAATCCGTAGCGGGTGAGCGTGCTCGCGACCTGCCGGTCCATGGCGCTGCGCTCCGCCTGCCGCTCCTGAAACGAGATGTCGAGCCAGAAGTCAGCCTTTGCTTCTGCCGCCTGGCGATAGGCCTTGGTGACGTCGTCGACCTTCTCCTTCTGAGACTCGAGCTCGAAAAAGTTTGGCCTCTGCCCTGGTATCGGCACGGACGTGAGCCGGCCATCGGAGTTGAGGATGGTCGTGGCGTCAGGATCTCCGCTCAACTCGATGTTCGGTCGGCTGGTCGGAACACCCGGGTTACGCGGCATGAAGTCCGCGGTGCGCATCGTCCGGCCGTTGTCGGTGAAGAAGGAGCCTGCAACGATGTCCTGAACATTCGTGCCGCCAGCGATGGCCTTAATCCACTCAGAGCGCGCCTTTTGAGCCGCCTCAACGCCGCGGAATATCGCAGCAGTAACCTCGTCGAAGGCATCCCGGAAGGCGAGGACTTCCGGAACTCCATACTGAGAGACTGCGTTCGCCAGCTCACCTTGGACACGATTGAGGTCGGCCATCGAGGCCGTCCCCTCGTCCAGCCGGTCGCGGAGATCGCCCCATGCCTCCCGTAGATCGCGAATAATGACGGCGTTGTTCGGATCACCGCGCAGCGCGCGGAACGCTGCCGTCCCCTGCTGCTTGATGCTATCGAGGTTTTCTGAAAGCCCCTCAAGCTCGCGCCCTGCCAGGATCTCGGAGGCTTCCCGCCCCTGAGTGATCTTGTCGGCTCGGTCGAGCTCGTCGACATAGGCCTTCAGCTGCGGCGCTGCGTCACCCCAGAGAGCAGCCGCGCGCCGGATCAGGTCGTTCTGCTCTTCAAACAGCGCGTTCGTCTTGTCGCCACCGCTTTCGGCCGTCGTGAAATACTGGATCAGCGCGGCGGTACCGGCGGTCAATCCGATCGTGACCAGATTGACCGGGCTCAACAGGGAGGCGAAAGCGCCAGCGAGGCCAGCGACTGGCCGCTCCATCGTGGAGATAGCTGCCGCAAGCTGCGTGCCCTGTTGGAAGCCGATGAGGCCGGCAGGCGAGCCGCCGAGGGCTGAGACGACGATATCTTGCGCCTGATAGCCAGCGTTGATGCCAGCCGTCCGCTCATTCCCCATGCGATTGTTCGCGTTGGCCGCCTTCACGGCCGAACTGGCAGCCGTGGCCGACGTCTTCAGCCTCTCATAGGCCATGCGCTCACGGTCGAGAGCCTGCGTCATCTGCTGAGTGTTCAGCACTCCAAGCCTATGAGCCCGGCCGATTTCCGATACTGCCGCTTCATAATCGCGCGTTGCCTTCGCAAGCGGCTGATAGCGCATCGTCAGGCGCTCAACCTCGGCACGGAAGGCGCGCACATGGTCATCCTGGGCGCCGAGGGAACGGCCGAGGCTGTCGACTGGAGAGACAGCCTTCCTCGCGCCGTCGGCGGCTTTCCCCAGCGCTCCGCCAAGGCCTGCCGCTTCCGCCTCGAGCTTCCCAATGGCCTGCTCGGTGCGGCCGGCGGATGCCGTCAACTGATCGAGGTCGGCCGCACCCTTAACGGCCGGCGACGAATCTATGCGGAATCCCAATGCGGCTTCGGTCATCGGCTATTTTCTCTTGTTCGGGAAAATGGCGTCGAACAGACGCGCGGTGAGCGGGCGCTCGGAAACCTGCTGTTCTGGCTCGGGCTGCTTGTCCTTGGGTGCCAAGACTTCGCGGCGCTTCAGGTCCATCGCGAGGATGGCATCCAACTGCCATTGCATGAGGACGAGGCCGCGTAGCCTCGCCCATTCTCCAATTGCCTGAAACCCAAGAGCGTTGGGCCCGTAGCCGTTGCCGGTGCGCTGACTGTCCAGTTCCCGGAACCAATACCAGACCTGCTCACCGGCCGCCGGCACGACAATCTTCTTGCCGTTCTGCTGATCCTCGATCAGCTGGCAGAGCCGGCCGATGAGCTTGGCGTAAAAGACGAGCGGCGGACCGCCCTCACCTCGATCTGTTCCCGGATGATCCGGAATTTCGAATAGAGGTTTCGAACGTTCTCCTCGGAGAAGGGAACGACATTGCCGCCGATCTTGGGATTCGGCGACCATCCGACGGTCGCCTTCGCAAGGATGGCGATCAGGCGGGCGTCGCTATCATCGGAAGGCGCCTCTCCGAGGCTCTCGCGCTCCGCGGCCGCCTTTGCGAACTCCGCGGCCACCTCGCGCATCGCCTTCTGCATGCGGTCGCTATCCGGACCGACGATCCGGATCTTGAGCCCGATCGGTGTTCCCTGCTCATTGAGGATGTCGAGCTCGATGCCCTCTTCCTGGGATTGGAGGAGGGCTTCGAGTCCGGAAAGATCAACGAATTCTTCGCTCATCAATCACCTGTATCAGCGGCGACGGTAACAATCGCGGAGTTGACTTCGACGTTGCCGGAGATGAGGCGCGCGGTATTGGCGCCGCCGCCCTGCTCCTGGGACGACATGACGATGCCGTAGAAGTATTTGATCGTCGGCGTCGGGGCGGCTCCTGTCGGCGGAGCATCATCGAACTCGATCTTGAACGGGAAGTTGAATGGGCTGTTCTCCGCGGCGATCAGCGCGATCTGGCCCGGGTCGGTCGGCATGATGATGAAGTTGTTCTGCATCGAGCCGGCGTTGCGGGTGCCCTTTGCCTTGATGTCGCGAGAGTTGGAGATGATGGATTCGGTGATCAGCGTGGCATTGTCGCCGATCGATCCCATCGTCTGCCAACCTTTGATTTCGGTCCAGACGACCGCAGCGAAATCGGCAGCATCAATGTCGGCATCATCGGGCACGGTAGTCACGGCCGGGCCAATGAAGATGCGGGCACCTGCCACAGGATACAATTGAGCCATAGCTCATTCCTTTCTGTCTGATTGCGCTTGCCGAAGGCGCGGAACGGCAGGGCCAATCAGGCCGGAACTAACGGATACGACCGCCAAAAGGCGGTTACTGGCACCGTGAAATGCGATGACCCGATGACGATCACGCCAAGTTCAGGGTCAGTGTCGAAGCGCACCTGCCGACCGTCATCAAGGAGTTTCGTCCCTCGCTTGAAGTGTGAGCGCACGTTCCCGGCCAAATCGATGGCGTCTACTTGAGCATTAGCCTTCGGGAAAAGCACGTTGCCCCGAATGAACCCTTGCCGGATCGGCTCCATCTCAAGTGAGAGATCGGTCTCGATTGATCGGTTGAAGTGCAGTTCGAAGCTGACGTATTTCGTAGTCGCTTGCGGGGTGAAGGTGACGCCGGGCAGCACGACGTTTCCCGCGAGCGTCATCCCTGCGGGCAGCGGGACCGTCTTCATGTGGGTGGCGATCGCCTGAAATATGCTCTTCTCAGCCGTATCAGCCATCTGCTATCTCTCTTCCATGGCCGAAAAGATCACCGACCGAGAAATCTATGCCCTGCTCGACCAGGCACACGGCCTGTTCAAGGACAAGGAAGGCATCACCGAAGGCGGTGACGCGGTTATTAAGATGTTCAAGGGCAACACGGACCTCATCCAAAGGGCCATGCTGATCATGCTCAGCGAGAGCCGCCGGCGAAGCGAGATCGAACCTTAGCTTCCGCGGCCTCGACCAGTTGGGGCCAGCGCTGCGCCGTACGGGCCACAAATCCGAAACCAGTCTGGTTATAGGTGCGCCCGAGGCTATCGTCTCCGACGAATCCGAACTCCATTCTGGCCGCGTAATTCGCCTGAAATCCAAGCCATATGGTGCCGCCGAGTTCAGCGCCGGCGATGACAAGCTCAATCCCACTCTCGGAGAACGTCTCCTGCCCTTCCTTCACCGGCGGCATGGAAGAGGTCGAAGCCATCAGCGACCGTCTCAGATTGCCGGTGTCGATCGGAAGGTTCCCGCCCTCCGGTATGGTCTCTCGAACTTCATCCGCTACCATCTGCGCAGCAGTCTGGAATACGGCCTCTGCCCGCTCAATCTCTGCAGTCGCCCATGCGGACACCTGCGCGGCGAAGGATAGGTTCTCATTCGCCATTACCGGCCCCGCGAGCGGGCGTATGATTCGGCGAAGTTGAAGATATACGAGACATCGCACCTGCAATTTACGACTTCGCCAGCGCCTGCCCCGAGGCTCGTATCGCCAGGGAACCGGAGTATCGCGCCAGAGGGAGACTGGAAGGGCATGTCCATCCCCGTCACCTCCTGGGCATTCAGAACCGCGTGAGTGTGCCTGACACGACGATCGCCAGCCGATCGCCACTTGCGGGTCACAAGGCTCGTATCCCGGTTGGCCTTTGCCAAAGCCTGAAGGTAGGCCTGATGCTTCGCGTTCATGACCGCCATGGCTGTCTCTGTCCGAGCCACGGTCTGGCCGCGGAGAAGGATGTAGCGGTTTGTCAGCGCCGTGGTTACCTTCGCGACGTTTTCAGCAGACAGCGGCTTTCCGGCACGGATGGCGGCCATCACTGTCCGATCGAAGCGTTTGTCACGACGCTTGAGCAGGAGATATGCCTTCATGCCTTCAACATCGCCCGTAGACAGCGCGAGGCGCGCGTTCTCGACGGTCCGGCCTAGTTGCGCGGTAATGCCGAGAGCGCCATCCACACGCTTCCGTGTGACCTTGTCTATGCGACCGGCAATCGATGTCGCGATCGTGTTCGGCCCCTGCCCTTGCGCGTAGCCGGCCAAGATGCGCTCGCGGACCATAGTGCGGGTGTCATCCGCGATGTTCGTGATCATAGTCGACGACAGATCGCGAATGTTCGCTTCGGCCGCCTGGTTGCTCACATCCCAGCGGAATACCACGCGCCCGCCCATGGGATCGAACAGGCGGGGCATGTTCTCGGAGGTGAGTAGGCCGCCTGCATTATATGCCTGTCTCAGAGCGTCTGAGAGAGGACGGAAGGCCTCCGGGTCGATGTGTAGGGCGTCGATCGCGCCTTCGATATCACGACGCTCCAAGCGCTCGACTATCTCCCGAAGGATGATTTCGCTCTTGATGCCCTCAATCGCTTCGAGAAACGCTTTTTCGAGGGTTGGCGACAACTCGTCTATCAAGGCCTCGAGCTGCTGGCGGAGGGAAGCCACGATCAGCCCTTGCGCGCCATAAAGCTGCGCTGCTCAAGCATAGCTTGCTGAATGAACCGGCGAACGTGGGCATCCCCATCGGCGCCGCTCACATGAATTTCGAGCCGCTGCCCCCATGCGCGGATATCATCCTTCACCTGCATGGCAGCCGGCGCTGGATAGGCGCTGGCACGCTCACCAACGATTAGCGCAGCAGGCGCAGCGACAACGCCGCCGCATGCGAAGCCGAGGAAAGAGCGCCGGTTCATTCCTTCACCGCCTTCTCAATCGCCTTGGCAGCAGCCTGCGTGGCTGGCTTCACAAGGCCAATGCCTTCCAGAGCCTTGGCCTGCACCGCGGACACCTCATAGGTATCGCCCACCTTCTTTCCGGCGTGCCTCATTGCAACTTCAACTTTGACCTTCTTCATGATGCGATCCTTCCTTGGACGATGAAGACGACGTTGGTCAGGCCGTCATAGTTGTTCGGGTCCGCCTTGATGACGCGGAACGTCTTGCCGCTCGCCGCGACCAGGTCGCCGGGCTTGGGCTCAATCGCGAGACCAACGGACGAAATGTAAATCTGCATGTCGCCCGATAGGGTCTCGGTACCATCGATCTCTTGGGCGCTGTACGCCATCGGCACCAGCGTGGCCGCGTACGGCGTCGGCACTGGTTCGCCGCCCTCGATCGGATCAGGCTCCGAGATGCGCGTCACGGTGCCTGTCTGGCCGTACTTGGCAATAAGGCGCTGCGCAGTGGCCTGCAGGCGTGCATAGATCGGGTTCGGCATCAGACCACCAGTGCCCCCGGGATACACGGCACGAGGAACGGCCAGAGCAGCCCTTCGATCGTGGTGACGACCGGAGTGGCGAGCGCGACAAGATCATCGATGTCCGTTGAAGAAGAGGTTGAATACTCGACTTCAAGCTGTCCGATCTTCTCGCGCTTCACCGTTTGCGTTCCGGTCACGACCGGCGACAGGCTGCCCGGGTTCGTCAGCTCGAGGAAAGCCGCCTCATAAGAAGCATTGACGATGGCGACCGGGATTTCGGTAGATGGGATCGCCTCGCCGTAATAGGTCGTGGCCCCGGTGCGCGGCCATGCCCGCTCCTGGGCATACCCGCCGGTGCGCCGGCCGCTGAACCGCGGCTCGTACCGATCGATCACCAGAGAACCGCGCTGGCGTGCTGCGGTCTTCTGGGCTTCGGTCGTGCCATCGGGAAAGACATAGCCGGCTTCGGTCGCATAAGCCGTAAAACCTGCGTTATCGCCATATCCGGCCATTGCTTATTCCGCCAGCTTTGCGTCGATCTTTTCCTGAAGCTCTTCGGCGCTCCAGCCGTGGTAGGCCCGCTTACCGAACACTTCCTGGTAGTCAGCGCGGAGCTTCGTCAGCTCGTCGCTGTCTTCTGCGGGCTTGGAGCCGCCCTTCTTGCCGTCGCCGTCATGATCGAGCGGATCGGCCTTCGACGGTGCGTCGATGACCTTCACGGCCATGCTGGCCTCGAGAAGTTGCAGATATTCGCCGGTGAACTCGCCCGAGACTTCGCCGAAGGCTGGGAGGCGGACGAACCCCTTCACAGACTGAAGATCATAAGGGCTTGCGGTGAGGTTCTTCACGGTGACCATGTGCAATTCCTCGCAATAGGAGAAAGGCGAGCGGCGCGAACGCCGCCCGCTTCTGTCTTCTTAGGATGCTGCTGGCGGCTGGCTGATGCCGTCGAGGTAGCGGAATGCCACCGTGGTCAGCAGCTCGACACCACCCGTGCGGAAGATGCCGGGGATCTGCCAGTTGAGAGGGCCATCCTGATAGACCGGCAGGAACTGGTGAGGCATCGGGAGATGAAGCTTCACGTAGTCCTGGTCGTTCTTGTAGACGACCATGCGGCCCGTCCCGGCGGCAGCCCCCTCACCAGCGGTACCGAGCTCGCGAACCGTACGGATCGTGAGCGGGCGACCGGTGGTCATGGTGTAGATGTTGGTCCGCATGACGAAGGACAGGATGGTCTCCATCGTCGTCGCGCTGTAGGGCGTGGCGGCGATGTAATTGTAGGCTTCCACCGGCAGGAGGATGGTGTCTGCCATCTCCACTTCGAACGTGGCGAGGTTGATGCCCTGCAGGCCCAAGTTGATGTCGCGCACGATCTGCGCCGGCGTTTTGACGCCGACACCATCCTCGTTGACCCAAAAGGTCGCAGAGCCCGTACCATCGGCCGGGACGACCGCGGTGACGACACCGGGATAGTTGATCAGACCGCCGAGACCCTTCTCGGTGCTCCCCTGAAGCGTGAGGTCGTACATGAACTTGGTGTAAGCCAAGCGGGCTGCACGAGCACGACGGTTCGGAAGCGAGCTGCCGATCTGGATCGCGGTGTTGATTTCCTCGATGTTGTACTGGTAGCCGATAGCCGCCAGGTGGAAGGTCTTGGTCTGCATATCCTGAGAGACATCCGCGAGCGGGATATCCTTGGAATAGCCGGACTGGAACTTCGCGGCGCCGGTCAGGTCGGATGTGTAGGTCAGGATGCCCGGCGACCAAGCCGGACCCGTAGTGTCGACGAAGATGAGGCGGGAGAAATCCCAGTCGGGAAAGCGCGTCTCATAGACGGTCTGGTTGATGCGGTACGCCTGCCCCGTGACGAATGCCAGGGCCTGAGCGTCATTGACGATCATATTCATGGATTATGCTCCTGCCGAGAGAGACGGAACGGGACGACGGTAGCGGACAATTCCGACCGCGCCGGAAGAGCCAGCTTCATCGAACTGAGCGCCGGGGATGGTGAGGACGGTCGCCGATGCGGCAGCACCGGTCCAAACCTTGTTGGTCACGTCGTAGCGGGCCTGAGCCCCCTTGGTGACGTTGGCGCCGAGCAGGACACCGATGACGCCGCTCTCGCAGATGGCGACGTTATCGTACTGCTCGTACTGGTCGCCGGGGCGCGGAAGCGTCAGGCTGGCCTCGGTAATGCCGAGCACATTCTGTGCGGCGGCCGTCAGAGGTGCACAGGTATGTGCGCCGGTACCGGCGATGGCCGGCACGCCGAATCCGAGGGCGGTTGCGCCTTCCAGGGTGCGAGTGATTGCATTCCACTCTTCCATGTTGGCGCGGCGGCCCACCGCATAGGCGGCGAGATTATCGCGATAGGTGATAGGCATGGCTTAGGCCTCCTTGCGCCAGGCGTTGAGGTCGGAGACGCTCTTGTTCCAAGCGTCATTGGCTTGCGTGTGCGCATCGCCGGTCGGCTTGAGGCCATCGGAGACGACGCGGGCGAACGGATCGACCGCCTTCACGTCCTTGGCGATAGCCTTGAACATGCCGGTGATTTCCGCATCGGAGGCGTCCTTGACCATCTCGTCGCCGAGCTTGGCCTTGACGGCTGCGCGACGAAGATCCGCATCGGTGCCCTTGATTTCGATCTTGCTATCGATGGCCTTGACGGTCTCGATCAGCGAGGCACGGTCGGCCACCATGCGGTCGACGTCTTCCGGCTTGAGGGCCGCATCGAGCGCCTTCTTGAGGTCGGCCTTGAGCGTGCCGATCTCCTCGTCCTTCTTGGCGATCGTCGCCTTGTGCTCGCCGGCCGCCGTCTGGAGGTCGGTGATCTGCTTGTTGAAGCCGTCGATCGCGCGCTGCACGATCTGAGCGTCCTTATCGGCCAACTCGACCGAGAGGCCATCAACCATGAGGGTTCGGGTCGTCATTGACCTTTTTCCTTTCCCGTCGTCTCCGAGTTTCAGGTGGGAACCGCCCCGGGCAGCGGAGACGACCGCCAGGTGGTTCATGCGAAGGGATGTCTGGATTGCGTCGTATTGCTCGCCTGCAGACGTGACGCCGTCCTGAAACTTGAGATCGGTCGAATAGCCCATGGAAAGCTCGCGCTTCCCGCCTTCGACCTTGGCGATTATGGCCTTGTCCATGAGGACGAGCGGCACGCGCACGAATTCGCCATCGCGCACCACCTCGCCACCGGTCTGGCCGACAGCATGGTCTTTCCAGTTGTCGGCCGTGACCATTTCCGAGGGGTGATTGTCGGTCACCGGACGATAAGCGTAGGAGTGCATCGCATCCTGCGCGAAAACCTCCTCCGCCGGCCGATAGACGCGCACGGCCGCCTTATCGCGGAGTCCGTGCTTGTTTTCCGGATCAACCTCCCGGCCGGTGTAGAGCTGGATGCCGGTGCGGGCGACGCGAGCGTCGGCGACGAGGTATCCATCCTGGGTACGGCGGAGGCCGTCCAGGGTCACGGTGTCGAAGAGCTGCATGGCTATTCCTCGCGGACCTTTGATTTCCAGTCGTCGTTGACTTCTTCGAAGACCTCGGGGCCTAGCTCGATCTTGCCGCGGTACGGCTCGACCCTGGAAAGATCCATGCCTTCCGGCATCGCCCAAGTGATGGTGATATGCGGCTGGTATTCGGGCCAGTCGGTCTCTGCCCCCATCCGCTTGATGTCCTCATGGCGCCAGGTCAGACGGGAGGACGCAAACTGCAACACAATGGCATCGCCAAAGCGTTCCATCAGGCGCGGCCCACCTTCGGCAATGGTCATCTTGCCGTTATCGCCCCAGAAATCCTCTCCGACCTTGATCCAGTCCATCGGAGTTCGGGTATGGATGACGGTGACGTGCAGGCCGTCCTGCACAGTCAGGAAGCCCTGTCCCATTGCCCACTCACGGATATCGTCAGGGTTGAGCACATCTCGGCGGATGTAGAGCGTGCGAGGAGCCGCGTCGGCGGTCGCCTGCCTCTGCCCCGGTGGCGTCTGTTGCGCCTGTTGGGCAGCAGCAGCTGCGACCTCGTCATCGTCCGGCTCTTGCTCGCTGAGCTTGCCGTATTCCTCGATCGCAGCATCAAGGCCGGGCAGAACGCCATCCTCGACGAGACGATTGACCAGGGCGTCCGAAACGGCGTCTCTCGGGATGATTTCTTGCCCCGGAGTAGTGCCGACCAACTGCCGGGCAGCATCGGCCGTGGTCTTGAAGATGTCGGCGCGCTCCTTCTCGCTCATCTGCTCGAGCGGCGCCCAGCGGTAGTAGACGTCGGGGTCGATCACCCCGGCCGATCGCTCGATGCACTCGTCGAGCCGACGCATGGCGGGAGAGAACTCCAGTTCCTGCATCGACTGGATTCGGTCGTGGTAGTTCTTCATGTCCGACGTGCCGGTCGAGTTCATGCCGGCAGGCGACTGGCCGAGGAGGCGCGTCACCGGGATGTCAGCGGCCCCCGAAACGATCTGCATGAAGGCCATGAGGATGTCGGTTAGGCCGGCGAGCTGCGCACTCTTGGTATCGTATTCCTCTTCCTTGTCGAGCATCAGCGTGCCGTTGATGCCCTTGGAGGTATTCGCCAAGGTATAACGCTCGATGATCTTCTGGCGGTACTCGGCATTGGCGAGGTTCGCCATGAAGTCCGGCACGCGGATGATATCGATCTTGGCCTCGAAGATCAGGGAGGCGATGTTCCCGGCGGTGCTGTCCGCATTCTTGATCGCGTCGAGCGTCGATTGCAGGACGCTGTCGCCCCATCCCTGCCAGGGATTGCCGGTGATTTCGTCGTCGGCAGGCATTGCACCGGAGAAGAGAACCAGCCGAGAGGGGTGGATTGCCAACTGCTGACCGTTGGCCCCTTTCAATGTGTATGAAGCGGGACGACCGTACCATTCAGATTCGGGATTGCGATCGATCTCGTTCGCCTGCAATTGCCTGCGCGTGATCACATTCAGATACCGAAGCCCACCCTTCTTGACGCGCTCGACATTCAAGGGCTGCGCCTGGTCCGGGTCTCCTGTGCCGATGTAGACAGCAGCGCCACCGAAAAGGCGCCCCTTCTTCGCCGCCTCAAGGATCTTGCCCTTAACGTTGAGACGCTTCTCTTCTTCCTCGATGGCCTCGATCTGCGGCTTCTTCGCCTGCCAATCGCGCCACTTGCGACACGCGTCGAGCGCCGGGATGTCTACGATCTTCCGCGGGAGCCACGCGGCGCTGTATGCGGCGATCAGCTGCTCGTCGGAAAGGATCGTGTGGGCATAGAAGGTGGTTGCCGCCTTATCCCGATCGGTGCCCATCCTCGAAACAAGGCTGGTCAAGCTATCGCGCACGAATGCGATCACGTTGGACATACTTGTTCCTCAGAGATTGGCGAGCGTGAACGTGCTTGCGTTCAGGAGTGCGTTGAAGGCTCGGCTCGTGCTGTCGGCGTCGTCGTCATGCTTCGCTTCTGGAAAGCCTTCCAGGGAGGTGAACCAAGCATCGTTCCATGGCGCTCGAAGCACCAACACATTCCCCGCTTCCGCCTGGGCGGAGAAGGGGCTGAACCGCGTGATCTTGTCGCCGGATTCGGGCGTCGCCCGGACATTGAACCCGGACAACATTTTCGTCAGGTTTGTGACCTGCGACTTGCCGGCCTGACCAGGATCCTGCGGCAATGAAATCTGCGTCTCGCGGCCGTCCGCTTCGGCGGTGTTCTTGATCAGTCGCTCGACGCCGGCCGGCGACAGGTAGTCGCGAACATGGTGACCGACGATGTAACCGCCGTCGGGCAGTTTGCCGATCTTCGTCCCAGCCGTCGCGTCCGGGTCATTGCCCTCGATCTTCGGCGTTGATGCCAAGTCCCAGCCGCGCATCCATCGTACGCCGGCCGGTACCGCATCGACGACCCGGCACCATCCACGCTGAAACAGCAGCCCAGCGGCAGGCCGGATCTTCCAGTTACCGCCAAGGAGCCGCTCCCGCTCTACCGTGGGCAGGGCCATGAGGCTGGCGAGATAGCTCGGGTCCGCTGCCATCAGCGCGCGGTTGTCGCTGAGCTTCGCCGGAACGAACGTCACCGACTTCGGCGGAATTGGCGCTTCAATGCCGTCTTCATTCGGCGCAGTGTAGTGCGCCAGGTCCTGCGGGCTGTCGGCCCAGATGATCGCATCACCGATGCGGACGAACCAGCGAAGGACGCCTGCCCGTTCTGGGATCGGCAATCCGGTGTCCTGGTCAATCCACCAGCTGATGAACTCTGCGACCCAGCTATCTGCGTCAGGGTTGCAGGTTGCCCGGATGTAAGGCCGAACGCCGCTCATGGAGCGGTTACGCGAAACCATGTACCAGAACTGCTTGGCGCTGAAATGCGTCAGCTCATCGAAGCAGATGAGCGGGATCTGCGAGCCCTGCCAATTCAGGACGGTCTTGTCATGCTCGAGGTGAGCAAACGACACCGAGGCGCCCGATGGGAAGCTCCATTGCAGCACATGCTCTTTGGGCGCCGCGCCAATGGCCGGATAGAGCTTCTCGCTCTCATCCCAGAGACCGCCCTCGTTTCGGACCTGCACCGTGGACCGGCGGAAGAACACGGCGCCGAACTGCGGGTTTGCAATGTGGCGCAGTGGCTCCATGAGGAGCGCCCATGTCTTGCCACCGCCCGCGGAGCCGCCGTAGATGGCAATATCTGCCGGCGACGCGAGGAATGCTGTCTGCGGGCCCGGCTGCGGCCGGATGATCGTCTGGGCGCCCTGCCCTTGCTCAGTTCCTGCCATTGTCGGGCAACTGGAAGATCGTCACCGGCGATACGGGTACCGGCAAGTCCTTTCCATCCTTTCCCGTCAGTTCACGGCGGTTGGTATAGGCGCCGCCGACTTCCTCGGCCGCCTGCTTGAGCAGCGAGGACGCCAGCACCATGTTGCCCTGGGTCTCTGCCTTATCCGCCATGCGCTGGAGAGCGCGAAGCCGAACGGCGCGATGGCTGATGGCGATGGTCGCCGTATCCTCTAGGAAGGTCTTGCGGGTCTCCTCGAACAGGAGGCGCCACTTCTCTGCAAGACGAGCGCCCGCCTTCTTGTTCGGGTCGTAGGCCTCGATCGCCTGTGGTGTGAGAACGACCGCGTAATCCTTCTTGAGTGCAGCGGCCACGACCGACGGGCTATCGAAGCAAGCCAGCGACTGGACAACAAAGGTCTGCTGCTCGTGGGTGAGTTTTGCCTTGGCCATGGTTTTCTCAGGACACCATCAGGATCAGGCGGCGCGAGCCTGGCAGGTACCGCATGCGCAGCCAATTAGGTCGGCGGTCATCAACGGTGGACGTGACAGCGCCTCGACGAGTTCCTTCACGCCGGCCTCTACCGCACCATATCGAGCGGCTACACCGATGAAGGCTTCAACGTCATGGGAGCGTAGAGTGTAGACCGGCAGGCCGGTGCTTTTGCGGAACTTTGGGACGCCGAAATCATCCAACTCTTGCGCGCAGTGTGAAAGCTCATGCTCGATCAGGGCGCAGGCCTGAGCGTCGCTGGCCGCAGCCCAGAAGTTGGCATCAATGGTGATGATGAAGTCCCGTACCGAACCGAACCAACCGATGATCTGCGCCTCCGCTCTGGCGCGGCTCCACTTACCCATCATGCCGGCCGGCTGGCCCATCTCGGCTTGGCCGATGACGGTGCGGCCCTTCTTGCTGTTGGCGACCGTGGTCCAGAGCATGCCGATCGAAGCCGGGATGAGATGCGCGTGATCCGGGTTGAACATGTCGCTATCCGGATCGATGAAGGTATCGCGTGCCCATGCTTCGAGATCGGGAGCAGCCGCAAAGGCGCATCCGCTGAAATCCTCGAACAGTTCTGACGGGGGCAACGGTCTCACAGGCCGATCTCTTGCCCTGGCTGCAGGTTCCGCTTGAAGATCAGCACCCACCTGTACGTCGAGCGCACGACGGCCTGGTGGAGCTCGTAGCCTTCAGCAACCTTTGCATTGGAGATGGCTTCAGCTTCCGCGGGGCGACACTCGATGAAGAGGTACATGCTGATCTCCTGAAACGATGAAGCCCCGCTACCTTTCACGGGGGCGGGGCTGAGTAGTCCGGATTTTCCGGTTTATTCGGTCACGCGGGCGTGAAGTCGAGATAGTACGATTTGCCCGGCTCGAACTGGATGGCAGCGTCGGGGTTGTCGACGTTCATCCGCAGTTCGCCCCACGGGGTCGCCTTCGTGAAACGGCCATCCTCGGACTGGATGTCTTCCGAATACACGGTGTGAAGGAACACGGTCGTGCCTTCCTTGCCGCTGCACATGAACTTCGCTCTTACTCGTGCCGTCATCGGCCTTCTCCTTTGTTGTTCGGATTGGTTGTGGAGGCTTGCAGACCTCCGCCTCTCGATTTCGCCCCGAGAGCTTACAGCGGGCTTGGGTGCTCCTGGTGCCTCGATCGGCGGTCGGCTTCCCGCTTCACTTCCTTCCGGCTACGCAGCATCACCGGCGAACGGCTTCTGGTGGGCGGGGCCCCGGACCTATTGCGCTGTCACTGCGGCAGCGGCCGGGCTCTCCGGCGTGTCCGTTACGGGCCCTCTGGGAACTGGTTGCGGAGACAGGATTCGAACCTGCGACCTCCAGCTTATGAGGCTGGCGAGCTACCGGGCTGCTCTACTCCGACATGAAAGGGTGGGCCGCAGGGTTCTCGCTGGTCACGAGCAGTCCCTTTGGCCATCAGACTGTGCTTCGCCAGACCGTATTGTTGCAACGGGAAGCCGTCTGATCTCTGGAATCAGAAAGCCGCCCGGAGGCGGCCTGAATTTTGGATGCATTTTCCCTTTGGGCAGGAGGCGGAAGGCTCCCGGCTGGGCCGTCGAGTATTCCCGTTGCGGTTGGCAAGGTCCGACTGCACACCCAAATCACGCGACCGAATATAAAGCCGTCGAGCTTTCCCGGCAAGCCTCCATTTCGCTGTCCATGGCCTTCAATTCGTTGAGAATCTTCAAAACCTGTTGACGACTTGCCGGCGACAGATCGTCAATTGCGGCTTCTGCCATCATCCGCAGCGGGATTTTCTTTCTTCTGCCTTTCGGGAAGATCAGACCGAGGCGTTTGTTGAGAGAGTTACGGCGGTGGTTTTGATGCAGGACCAGCCGCTCCGTGCGCTCTCGCTCCCACTGCTGCCGTTTTTGGAAATCGGCGAACATGAGGCTACCGATATCGGTGTCAGGGAACACAATCGGACCTCGATCAGCTGATGGGCGGATGAAGGACATCACGCCGTCGACATTTCGAACGCGTTCGAAATCCCTCTGGCTGATGTTGACGAAGGCATATCCGACCAGCAGCGGGAAGCGGCGCTCCAGCATCTTGTTCGTGCGCTGGTGCTGAGTGATAGCCCAGAACGAAGGCATGTAAACGTCGAACCCGCCGTTGCGAAGATTGCGTTCTACGATGCTTTCGCCCTTCCGCCGCTCACGAGCCAGTCTTTCATCCTCTGTCTCGTCGTTCGCAGGCTCGAGTACAGCCGCCATCCGTTGAGATCCGGGGACGGTCCGGACCGCATACCATGCCGTCTGTCGGTTGGTGTTCGCTACCGTCTTCATTCATGCACCCTCGTTCTTCTTCGGCAATGATCGCGCCGTGTGGTTTCGGCAGTAGCGGCCCGTCGTTTCCGCCGCACAGAACAGGTACGGGCCACCGGTATTGAGAGGCCAGCAGCATTCGCCGGCCGTCAGTTCGTGGAGAAGCTTCGCGTGTGTGATCCGCTCGGCGTCGTAGGCCGTGGCCGGGATCTCCGGTTCGGTCTTCGGCTCCGGGGCCCGAACGGGCGGCCGGCGTACCGGCTCACGCTTGATCCGGGCGACCTTCCGCTTCTGGCGCGGTGGGAACCGGTCACGGTTGCGATAGGCGATGCCGATGACGACGTTTCGCGAGACGCCAAATTTGCTTGCGATCTGCGAAGCCGAAAGTCCCTCGCTCCAAAGCTTGGCGGATGCCTCGATGTCGACGGTGCGGTGCTGGATGGTCATGCGGACCTCTCGAATAGAAATTTGTCGAGCGTCGGGTGCTTGTCGATCCGAGGCCGCGAAGCGCACGACCAAGAGCGCCCCTTCACTTCCCCGATCTGCCGCCAGCCGGCCGCCCGCAGTGATGTTCCCGGCTCCGATGCCAGGATGTACGTTCCGATGCGTCGATAACCGAGCGCGAAACCGGCTCGAGCAGCTGCGCCGTATAGGAAGGAGCACACGTTCTTGGTGCCGTCCGTGGCGAGGCGCGTCACCTCGAGGGTCCAGCCGTTATCCCTCACACGAGAGACCGGGCGACCAACGATAGCGACGCCGACGATGTCGTTGTCCTTCATTGCGCCGAGGCTGAACTTGTGTCCGATGACTGGCTTATGGTGCCGGTGAAACATAGAAACCCAGTCGTTCGCGCTCTCAAGGTCAAGCGGCACGACGGACAGACGCTTGCTCATGCCGCTTGCTCCTTCTGTACCGGCTCGACCGCTTCGACCTCGGCAGTGACCTTGCGCCGGTAGGCCATCTGCTCGGCACTGACGCTGCGCGCGTCCGGCAATGCGAGCATGCGGGCCAGCTCGTCGGCCCGGTCCGGAGAAATGGGCTCCGGAGCGATCACGGCGCCGGTTGCCGCCTTCGATGCGGCATGCTCCTGCCGGAACTCATTGAGCCTGGCGCGAACGCGGGCCATGACCTCGGGCGACCGGTCGATTTCCGGCGGTTGATGCGTGAGCGTCGCGGCGATCTCGCGCTTCCGCGCCAGGTCCTCGCGGGCAAGACGGGATTCGGCCTTCGCCAGTGCTGCGAGGATCGGCGGCTTTGGGATTACGCCGAGGAGGATGTCGGGGTTGCCGGCGTAATCGCCCTTGATCAGCTTCTGCGTGGCGATGTTGAGCCCGCAGCTCGGAACGCCTTCGAGGGCGTAGCCATAAATGGCGTCGATCTTCTTCGGGTCGATGCCGGCCGGGATCGTCATGCCGGCGGCCTGCATCACTTCGATGCTACGCAGAACCGCTTCCTCCCGGACCGGAGCAAGCCGCTCAGTGAGCGCGGTAATCTCCCGGTTCAAGGTCGAAAGCTGGGCCGGGGCTGGCAAATTCGTCATGTCCGTTTCCGTTCAGTTTCCGTTGGACTGCTTCTCGGCATTCCCGCTGATGGCGGGCGAAGTCGCTTTCGCGGGGCGGTGCTTGCGACTGCTGCGACGGCCGGTCGTCGTATTTTCCTTCGAGGATCGAGACGAAGCTCTTCGGCTGGCAGAGGAAATCCAGGTCAGCACGCCAGCCACGATCGTTCTCGCCCCGGCAGAACCGGCTGCGGCCGATGCGATCGATGGCATCGAGGACGGCAGGCAGGCCGTGTTCCTCGATCCGCAGCAGCAACGAGCGGCGGCGAGATGCGGTGACGGCCCTTGGCACTGAGAGCCCGGACTGACGCGCCATTTCCGAAAACGCGGTGACGACCTGGTCGACCGCCGTGGGGGAAGAGCCAGGAGCGGGCTTTTCCCGATCCGGGCAGACATCCGAACGAAGTGAGGATTTGATACTGGTGTCTGGTATACTGGTGTCTTTTGTGTTTCGGACTTGTTTCGGCTCGGTAGGAGTCGGCGTTTCAGAATGCGTTTCAGCGTTCTGGTATTTGCTGTAATTACAGACGGTTACGTGCGTCTTTCCCGTTTCAGTACGTGTTTCAATCATGTTCTGGCTGGAAAGCAGTTCGAGGAACTGATGAACCCGCCGTGTCGATGTCCATTTCCACGCAGACTGCATCTCGCGAACGGTCACGAACAGGCTTCCGGTCGGGACAGGCAACACTGCTGCGCCGACACGATGCACGGTGTCCTTCCAGGCAGCCTTGGAAATCAGCCACAACCAGGCCTCGCGCTCGCTGAAAGGTTCAGCGGCAAACACTTCGTGGCCGAAGATTGAAGTCTGGACACGAATCCATCTGCTCATCCGCGCCACTCCTCGACAGTCATCATGCCTTTGTCGATGTTGCAGCGTGCGCAGGAGGGGACGAGGTTTTCTATGGCGTCCGTTCCGCCCCTCGCCTTTGGGGTGCGGTGATCAACATGGGACGCGTCCTCGCCACAGTAGACGCACTGCGAGCCCTTCAGCGCAAAGACCTTCGCTCTCGTCTTCGCCCAATCCTTGCCATAGTCCGCCCTCTTCCGCGGCTCCTGCTTTGCCTCAGAGGCCCTCTTGTGGCGCTCGTTGTGGAGGGCTTTGCGGTCGCGCTCGCCTTTTCCGATGCACGACTTCCACTCGTATGCTCCGCATCGAGGACAAGGGACGCGCAGGGCATTGAATTTGAGTTTGCGAGGTCTCAACGGATCACCTCCACGTCGATGCCGTAGATGGCCCGCATCAGTTTGCGCTTGATGTTGAAGTCCTTGGTCGCGACGCCCTTTATGTCGACGACGCGATTTCGCTTTTGGATCGCGTCGTAGAATGCGAAGTCGCAGCGATAGGTGCAGACGAGCTGCCCGTTGACCGTGAGAGCGTACGGCTTCTGGAGCTCGACCTCGAAGACCTGCCCCGCACGCTCCAGCTGCTTAAGCGAGGAATAGTATTGGGCCTCGCGCTTGCTATCGAAGCGAATGCCATCGACGGTCGTCTTGCGGTTCCGGTATTTCGAGGGGCGCTCGGCGCCCTCGGCTTGCTGGATCGCGCGGAACTCGGCGGCTGAAAGGCGGCTGGTCATTTCGACCACTCCACCATGAACGGCTCCTTGCCGGCGTAAGCGATCTTTTTGACCCGGCGCGCGTGCAGCCGTTCTGAGTAGCCGCAGTTCAGTCGCGCATTGATGAGACGGTCAGCCTCATGCTCTGGGATGTCCAAAGCATCGGCAATTGCAATGGTGTCGGGGCCGAAGGCCTCATACGCGTCGAGGAAGGTGGTCATGCTGCTTCGTCCTTCGGCTTTTGAGCGCCCTCGATGCGCCGGACGGCGATGTCCGCGTATTCGGGATTGAGTTCGACGAGGACGCTGCGAAGCCCGAGCTGCTCGGCGACTAGAGAGACGGTTCCAGAGCCCCCGAAAGGATCGAAGACGGTACCGGGCACGCGGTCGAATGTTTCGCAGATCGGTCCACAGCCGTCGGCCGCACCACAGCAACCGCAAACTGTTCTCGGGGCGCCAGCCGACAGGCACCGCCGCGCCAACTCGCGCGGGAACGTGGCGAAGTGGGCTTCCCGGCACCCTTCGATGTTGAAGGTCCAGACATTGCGACCGTTCCGAAGCTCGGGAACGTAGGTTTCAACCCAGGTGCCAGCACGGTTCTGACCGGCGGTGCTGCCCTTCGCCGGCTTGTACTGCCCATCCTTGCGGCGCGCGTGCGCATTGCCGGTGGTTGGCTCTTTCAGCGGCTCCGGGTCAAAGAAGTACTTTTCGCTCTTTGACAGGAGCCAGATTTTCTCGTGCACGGCGGCTGGGCGATCGTCGACGGATTCGGGCTTCGGGTTCGTCTTGTTCCAAATGATCTCGGATCGAACCCACCACCCATCGTCCTGCAGGGCGATCGCTAGGCGGTTCGGGATCATGCAGAGATCCTTCGGCTTCAGATATCCACCTGGCCGAACGGTGAAACCACTGTCGGCGCGGTATCCTTCCTTGGCCCCTGCGCGTTGCGGGCCGCGTGTGTCCGGCTGCGAGATTGGTCCGATGGTCGAAAACGGCTTATCTCGAAAAGTTCTATTGTCGCTGCCGTCGGCCTTGTATGCCGCTGCTGACTTCCCATTCGGTTGCGCAGCGTAGCAGTCTCCATAGTTCATCCAGACCGTGCCGTGCGCCTTGAGAATGCGACGGATCTCGCGGAAGACGCTGACCATGACGTCAAGGTGCTCGCCGAGACTACGCTCGAGGCCGATCTGGCCGTCGACGCCGTAATCGCGCAGGCCCCAATAGGGCGGGCTGGTGACGACGCAGTCGACCGATCCGGAAGGCATCCGGCGCATGGCCTCCATGCAGTCGCCGACATGAATGGTGCAACGGCCGTCAAGTATGGAGCGGATTTCGTGGGTCACGCGGCGTCTCCGAAAAGGCTGAGTTGTCCAGGCGAGGAAACGCGATGTTCCGGGCGCTCGGGCTCGATTGTCGGCGGTGTCGTCGTTGGCTTTTCGATGGCAGCAACCTGCTTCTCTTCGAAGTCGACGCAAACGATCTCGCAGAGAGGAGCAACGCCCCGCCATTTGTCCTGATAGAAAGCCGTGTCGACGCCACAGCCAGACTCGAACGTCATGCCCATCTTTTGCTGGAAGTCGAAGGCTTTCCCGCTGGTCTGTCGCATGTACCCAGGCTTGCCGCTGTAGTTGAAACCGGCCGACATCTGCGGGAGGATGAAGACGCCGTAGCTGGCGAGATGCGACGCGATGTCGATGACGTGGAATTCAAACTCAGCCCCAGTATATCGGGGGGCTTTCTTGCCTTCCGGCCTTGCGATCTTCCCGAACGGCGGGTTGCTAACCGCGAAATCGAAATGTCCGAGGTTCATGTCCAGAACATCGAGGACGCTGGCCTCAATCCAGGTCGCCTCCGGCACTATCTTTCGACCTACCGCGACATAGTCGGGGTTGATCTCGACGCACGTTATGTCTAGCGGTAGGGTGAATGGGTTGCGCTGCCGCATTGCAAAGGAAAGCATCCCAATGCCGGCGCAAAGATCGATGACCCTTCCCTCGTGGGCCTCGATCGCAAAGTCCATGGCAAGCTCAAGCGGGGTGAAGAACGCACCCGCAACTGTGTTGACGTGCGAGGCGGACTCCTGCCAATTCTCAAGAACGAAGATCTTTTCGTCCTCTGTCAGCACATCTTTCGTGAGGAGATCGCACGCCTGCTGATGGGCTTTTGCCTGGGATTTGGTGAGCTTCGCCATTATGCCGTCGCCCTCCCCTTACAGATGGAAATGACGGCGTCGAGCATGGCGATGTCGCGCAGCTTGTTTTCGGCCTCGGTCTCAGGCCGCGGGCGCTTGGAGCGAGGGCCGTGATCTTCCAACCAGGTGAACTTCTGGCGCTTCTGGGCTTCGGCCCATTCGATCAGGTCATGATAGGCGGCGCCTTCATTCCCTTGGCCGGTGACGGCGCATCCATTGGAGGAGCTTCTCAATTTGAAGCCTCCCCCATTCCCACGCGCGAACGAGCGCGCTTTTTACCAGCCGCATGGGCGCTCCTCAGTTCCTTGCGAGCGGCGCGATGTTTCGCCGCTGCCTCTTCGTTTTTCAGGCACAACTTGTCATAGGCCAGCATCAGCGCCCGATAAGCTGATCCGGCGACGTCCGTCATTTCTCGGGTCTTGTACTGTAGGCGGTAAAGGTAGCTTTCGGGTATCCCGGTCTCATCCGAAATCCGTCCACGGACCGACTTCTCACGATCGCCGCGGCCCTTAAACTCCGCGCTCATAAGAGCGTCGTACCAATCTTTCGCCTCTGTCAGAGCTACGCTTGTCATCTTCGCCTCGGAAACAGGTTTTCCGGTTCTGGAAACTCTTTTGCCGTACATTTCTCGGTCCCTGTGCGATCACTGATCCCGTTGAAGGAGACGCGTGATGCGCACAGGCATTACTTCCGATGGAGAGGACGGCGCAGCGACAACTGCAGCCGGTCCCTCCCAGGTCATTCCGTTTCGTAGGGGTTCCGCCGCAGCTGCCCCTACTGCCGGCGACGTTACCTCGTCGTCGCCGGCTCCTATTCCCCTGGGTGACGCTGTTCGAGCCGTGGTTATGAACTTGGCGAACAAGCGGATCAGGGTGCATGTCTTGCGGCTGGTCCCGAGGGAGGAGGACCAGGACCAGCCGCGTTAAGCGCCGCGGAGGATCAGCGCTTAATTCTTTCCTTGAAGCCGTTGCGGCGGAATTCGCGCTCAGCGAAGCCGCGAACGACGAGCGTAAGTGCGGCCATCCACAAAACGGCGGCGATGCAGGCGATGAGAACGGACATGTCATGCCTCCTGTTTGACCGGCGTCGTGTGCTGCTCGCAGCCCTCACAAAACCGCTCGATCATTTCGCTGATGGAAAGGACGCGTGCGCACCGATCGCAGACGTGGTGCGAAATCGCTTTGAACGGGCGGCGCTGAATTTGGCGTGCCGCCGCTACGGAGGAAGATGACCTTGCCTCGATCATGCGACTTCCTCCGCGATATCGAACGCGGACATGATGTCGTCGGCGCGGTGCGGGATTTCCTTCGCCAGCCGGGCGGCAATCTGCCGTTCCTGAGCCGGGGTGAACTGGCGGGCCTCGCGCTGCCATGCGATCACATCGAGCAACACGTCATTGCCGTGATAGGAAACGACCGGATACTCGATGCCGAGCGTGCGGCAGATGTTGTAGCGGGACCAACCGTCGACGATCACGTCGCCCATGCGCACGATCGGCTGCTGGACGCCACGGTCCGCGATGTCGTCGCTAAGCCTCTGGTAGGCGGCGTGCGACAGTTCGGGGAAGCAGGACGCATAGCCGAGAGACTTCATCGGCATGGGTGGGACGGCTTCATAGGCGATGCCAGAATTAGGTGCCTGTCTCTCCAGGCTGTCGCGTCCATTCTCAGACGTTGCAGTCGCTGCTCGGTCAGCGACACCCCTACTCACCAGCTCCGCACCGTCGGGCGCTTCAGCCGAAGCCTCAGCGCGGCCCAAAGCCTTACGGCCTGCCTCGCATGCATCATCATTGGCTTTCGCGTGGAACTCGGTTGCCGTTTCCGGCGAATTGGTTGCCCTTTTAGCGTCCGGGCCAGACGACGTTGCAACAGAGGACGCGCGCTCCGCGCTGCCATCTACATCTTCGCCTCCTGCGTTGGCGCCGGCGAGAGTGTCCGCCGCCTCGCGGTCGGTCTCGCGCTCGTCGCTGGGGATCTTGGAGCTGGTGGGGAGGCCGGCCGAAGCCGCCTCCCCTTCGTGGCGGCCCTCACGATCCGCAAGCGTCCCGGATCCAGTCCCGGCAGGAGAGGCTTCGGCTTGCGGACCTGCCTCTGGGGATGCCTCATCGTTGGTCGAGGGCCTCTCTTGGGTTTCTTCGGCTTCTTCGCGCGCAATCATGATGTCGACGGCGGCGATCAGTGCCTTGCGGCCGAGCTCCGTCTGCACGCCAGCGGCGACGGTCTCAATGAGCTTGGCGCTAATCTCGCCCTCGAAGACTTCGCCCGTTTCCGGGTCAAATTTCTCAATGTTTTCTACGTGTGCGCGCGGCGCACGAGTGATCTCTTCGAAAACCTCGTCGATCAACTCGTCCCTTTCGATCAGCGCGTCCTTGTCCTTAACGGCGGCACGGCGGCGTTTGATAGCGGCCTTCACGGCCTCGATCTCAGCCTTGACATTCGCCTTTGCGACGCCAGCGGCAATCATCTGGTCTCGGTAAGCGTCGAAGGCATCGCGCTTGCTATCGTTGTAAGCCTTGATGGCCTCGTCGATCTGGTCGATTTCGTCAGCCAGTCCCTTGCGCGTGATCATTGGAAGCTCTCCATAGGAATGTGCTGCCATGTTTTTCCACGCGCGATGCTGATGACGGTTGCACGATGCAGCCCGTACCGCTCCTCAAGCTCAGATACTTTTCGTGCGCCGCGGCTGTTCTTGATGGCGCGGTACTCGCGCCGGATATCGACGACGTCGCGCTCGGTGATCTTCGCCTTTGGGTTCCTCTCCCCGACCGAGGGGGCGGTCCCATGAACGAGCATGTCAGCGTGGTTCTCTGCCCTGGTGGCCCAACGGAGTTCGCTGTAATGCGCGCAGGCCCGAGACCCGTTGCGGTGTGCTACCTCGTGAGCCTCGGTGGGCGCTGGCCCGATGAAGGCCTCTGCGACGAGACGATAGGCTGTGGCGTTAGCCTGGCTCCCATCGGGAAGCTTGAAGGCGTAACGAAGGTATCCGTCAGCATCGATGTATCCGCGAGGGCGATCGCCAACTTTGCGATGTGGGGCAGCAACGATCCTTCGCAGGTCGCCCCACTCCGAAATCTCAAACTCAGGGAAGCGAGCGCAAACGCGCCATTCCATCGCGTATGCGTCGGAGGTCATCTTCCGCCCTCCGCCCTACGGATGAATTCCAGGATCGAAGCCCGACGGTCACGCCAATCAATTCTCCTCGACACAAACCCAAAGGAGCCCGCATGGTAAGCGTCGGAAAACTCGGAACCCCGGAAGAGCCCGTCTTCCTCTTCGATGAGGGCGCACCCGCCCTCTACGTCGACCTGATCACGGAGCTCGAGGTCGACGAGAACGACATCGTGCGCATCTCGTTCGGCGCTATGTCCCGGAACGGCGACGGGCAGACTAAGGCTATGATCGCGGTTCGGATCAGGATGCCGAGGAGTGTGGCTAGGGCATTCGGCCAGACGCTGACGAAGATGCAGAGATGAGCTCATTCCGCAGCCTCCCGCGTCTCAAAGAACGATTTTGGCTCGACCGCCCCGCCGGTAGCGCGGCAAATCTCTTCGATGACGCTCTTGCTAAGATTTTCACCGCGCATATACCGGTGCACTTGTGCCCGGCTCTTGCCCAGCAATGCTGCAAAAGCTGTTACAGTCGTGTGCTCGTGGATGTAATCTTCGAGGGTCATGTAGCAATTACTGCTACACTTCCGCGCGGCTGTCAATGCCAGTGTAACATTTTATGGCATAGAAGATGCTGCGAATCTGGCGGATAAGATGCCAATGACAAAGAATTGGCTTGATCCCTTCCTCAAAGCGTCGAAGTTCGCCTCTCAGGAGGAACTAGCCGAAGCCATCGGCGTCTCGCGCGCGACAATCAACCGCCTCGCAAACGACCACTCGCAACTAAAGCGAGATCGAGCCGAAGCCCTCGCGAAGCTCTTGGGCACCACGCCGGAGGCTTTGATCCTCAACCGCCCTCCCCAAGGCGTTTCATGGGTTTCGAGCTTCGACCCGGACACGCCCGATCACTCCCAAGACGGAGAGAGCGTCGGCGGTTATACCCGCGAGCATTGGCGCCCTCACATGAAAGGCGCCGTCCCAGAGATCGATGTCAAATTAGGCGCAGGAGAGGGGTCGATCGGTGACGTGATCAATCTGCCGGTTAGCGCGTCGCAGGTATCCGGGCACCAGGTCGTCGCCGAGTGGTTCATTCCAGACGCGTACCTGCGCAACGAGGTCCGCGCATCGCCGTCGCATACGCTCATCATGGAAGTCGTCGGCGATTCAATGTTCCCGACCTATTCTCCGGGAGACCGGGTGATTGTCGATCTTTCGCAGGACCGACTTGTCAGTGATACCGTCTATGCGATGAGCGACGGCCATTCCGAGCCCCAGATCAAGCGACTGCAGCGCGTGCCGTTCAGCGACCCCACCGAGGTCAAGATCATCTCGGATAATCCGAACCTGGAGACGTTCACGGTCGAGCTGTCGCGGGTCAAGATCATCGGTCGGATCTGCGGTCATATCGCGAGGAAATGATGAACCGGTCCATCACCTATGTCCTGTCAATCGCCGCCCTGTTACCGTCGGCCGCGCTGGCCTCGGACTATACGAAGTACTTGGCGGCTTGCGAGGAAGTGATCAAAGCCAGGCAACTGGTACCGGGACTATACCGGATCAAGGACTATTCCGTCGATGAGCACCGGCTGACCCGCGATGAATTCGCCAAGGTCCTTGATGGCCTGGGGGCGAAGAAGGAACTCGCCGAAAAACAGCTCGCCCATTTCGACAGTGAGGATACCCAGCCCGTCGACTGGACGTTCGTCATCGACTACGAGGCGACGGACAAGGACAGCGCGGTCGTGCAGAAGAGGTCCGAATGCAAGATCCGAGAGAACCGCCCAACTGATGAAGTCATGATCGACTTCATCGAGGTGGACGGGCTCACGGAATTCGAGAGAAAATAGAGCTAACGAGCACCTCTCAGAAATCGCTCGTCCCTAGTGCGGATGTCCGCGACAACGAGGCCGACGACGAGCGCATCGAACTGCTGCCGGCTAAGACACTGCGGCCTTGACCGCCTATTCTCCTGAGACAGCCGGAACCCACCTTCCCCATCAAATGAGGTAGTGACCCGAAACAGGTCAAGGCCGGCGCCAATGTTCATCAAATAGATGCCCTCCCCCTCATAGGAGGCTACCGGCGCCAGGAGCGCGTAATCGCGGCCACCGCGGAGCGTCGGCTCCATCGCGTCCCCAGTAACCGCATGTACCCGGAAGCGATCAGAAAGAACGTTTTCAGTCGGTACACTCGGAAAAGAAAATTCATGCATCATGCCCTCGTTGACGATTACCAACACCCCCAGCATCAGAGTGCGCCGGCACGTTAGCGCGACGCTCGCAGTTATCGACCCCAAAATTGGGAAGGGCGAAAGGTTGTGGATTGTCACAAACCTTCGCGATTTGTCATAGACAAGGATGGGCATTCAGAAGCGCCGTCCCTGTTTGTGACAGTTCGATGACAGTCCACAGGTAAGAACCCCTGCAAATCCATGGCGCGTTTTCTATTCCCTAACGCATGTGGCTGATTTCCCACGGCTGAAAACGAGGGCAGCCGGGCGATTGGGCGTACATCACATTTTCGTAATGTGGAAAACTTGCCGTGATCGAGACGCACTTCACCTAATCAGGGCGCGCAACCTAGCGGCGCTCGCGTGCTACACGCTCGCTACGAGTGTCAAACTTATTGCGTCATTTTGTGTTACATGACGGTTGACAGTGTCGCATAAACTGTTACATTAGCCCTCATCAACACACTGCCACGCCGGCAGCGGGCCGGAGATGAGGGAGACGGACATGGCACGGTTCAGATACTTCGCAGACGTCAATGGAGAGACGGTCGAGCTTGACCGAGTTTTCCACGACGGCAGCAACAGCAGCAAGGCCGCCGCCTACAAGGGCGTTCCGGTCGGAACCGAATTGGTTTTCGTGCAGGGCAAGGGCTGGACCGGATACGTTCCCGCAACCCGCTGCATCGAATTCAAGTCCAATCCCTCCCGCCATGAATGCGATGCTCGCTGCCTCAACGCCACGGGCCGCATCATGAAGTGCGAATGTGCCTGCGGCGGCAAGAACCACGGTCGCGGCTCCTCGTTCAAAGCGGTGGCAGCATGAGCGAGATCAAAACCCTCGTAGCCAGCGCAGTGGAACTGGCTGAGCGTGGACTGTCGGAGGCGAAGTTCCTCGACGCGGATTCTGCGACCTTCGACTACGCGCTTTTTCAGGCTTGGGACCAGCTTCAGACAGCGGCGAAGCACCTTGAGCAAGCCCGGCATATCCATTCGCGAAAAGCCTGATCCCCTTCGGCATCCCGCACACAGCGGCGGGATATCGAAAGTGATCAACAGACGGATGGGAGTTCAACCGATGGCAATCGGCAGGCGAAACCAAGATCAATACATGCTCCGTCTTCCAGACGGACTCCGCGAGGGGATCAAGGCATCGGCAGAGGCAAATAACCGGTCGATGAACTCGGAAATCCTTGCCCGACTGACAGGTTGCACCGAGTCTCTCCGCGACAAGTTCGCCGGTCAAGCCATCTCCGGTTTGTTTAATCATAGCGGGTGGGTGGCAACGCACGACGGCGATGGAGACGAAATAGCCAAGCGCGCATACGCAATCGCCGACGCCATGATGGCCGCTCGGAAGGCAGGTGCGTGATGGGAACCATGGTTACGCGATACAGGATCGAGGACGAGGTAGGCCGCGTCCTGACGGCGGAAAACTTCTTCTCCTACGAAGTCGACGACGCCCTGCAGTTCCGTTGCGAAGACGAAGCCTACGAAGAGGCTCGATCCTTCCCCGGCACGACCGTCGAGCGCTTCGAGCGTTATTCGACCTTCCCCGATTTCTTCCTCTCGGAAACCGTCTCGATCGAGAGGAACGCGGCATGAGCCGGCGTCGCGTAAAGCTTCACGAGCTGTACCGGGAAATTGAAGCCCTCGGCGGCGCTGACGAATGCGCCGACGACGAAGCATACAACGACGCGATCGACGATGTGCTCGCGATCCTCCGGGCATCTGGCTTTGGAGAGGGCTTCTACATCGATCAGCGCGAGTACGAAAACCGAGCGCGCGTCTCCATAGCCGCACAGATGGAGGCAGCCCAATGAAGGACTGCCCCGCCTCCGAGTTCGGCTGCACCTGCAACCGCTGCGCTGTCGACCGCGGCGATGATCTGGAAGCGCTCAAGCAGTTCAATCGAGCAACCTACACCACCGCCATGTGCCTGATCTTCCTCGCGACCGTTCTCGGCGTTCTCGCCGTCGGCTTCTGGAAGACTGAGCAGGTCCACAAAGCAATCGTCGCTGAAAGGAACGTCTGATGACCGAGAAGAATCTTTGGGGTTGGTGGCAGGAAGCGCTGAAAGGCAACCTCGGCCCGATGCATGAGGGCCAGCCCGAACAGGGATATTACCGCACCCGCTTCAAGGGCGGCCAGTGGGAACCCGTCGCGATCTGGCTAGACGAGGCAGGCGGCTGGCTGGCGATGCGGGGCGAACGCATGGTTGATGCGGCCGACGCTTGGAACTTCTGCCGCACGCATCCGGTCAGCTACGAGGCCTATCAGCAGGCCATCGAGGGCGCCGGCTGGGATGACGAGCCGCCGGCTCCTGCGATCGGCCACAATCTTCCGGCCGATCCGTTCGAAGCCCTCAAGCTGGAGTATGAGGCCGAGAAGGAACAGGCAGAGGCGTTCATGAAAACGCCCGTCACGGCCCAGGATCAGGCTGACAAGGCCGCGATCTGGTCGAAGCGGCTGACGGCGATCAAGAACAAGGCCACCGATCTGCACAAGGTCGAGAAGCAACCGCACCTCGATGCCGGCCGCAACGTCGACAACAAGTGGCGCGGCCTCAAAGAGGATCCGGACACGCTCGCAAAGAAGCTCAAGGCGCACGTCACGCCGTTCTTGCAAGAGCAGCAGCGCCTGGAGTTCGAGCGCCAGCAGCGTGAACGCGACGAAGCCGAACGGAAGCGCCGCGCGGCCGAGGAGTTGGCCGCTAAGGCTGACGCCAGCGACACCGCCGCGCAAGCCGCAGCAGAACGCCTGCAGCAGGAAGCCGACAAGCAGGAACAGGCAGCTAAGGCGAAGAACGCGCAGGCCGGACGCACCGGTGCCCGTGTCAGCCTCCGCACGTTCCTATCGGCTCGCATCGTCGACTACGACAAGGCGCTCAAGGCCTTGGGCAACCATCCCGAAATGAAAGCGCTCGTCGAGACGCTCGCCAACCGCGCGATCCGCGCCGGTGTCGAGGTCGAAGGTGTCGAGCGCATCGAAGAGCAGAGGGCCGCATGATGACCGAAGCAACCTCCCTCCTGGTCGCCGCCGTCAAGTTCAAGTGGCAGAAGGACGAGAAGACCTACGATTACTTCATCCCCGAAGGTCTCGCCGTCAACGTCGGTGACAAGGTCATCGTAGAGACCGCGCGGGGCGAAACCACCGTCGAGGTCATGGCGATCAAGCCGGAATCTGAACTGGCGCAGAAGAAAATCGTCCGCCTCGTCGAGCCAGAAGCCGTTGAAGGAGAAGGCGCATGAACGCTCATATCCCAGCCCTCTCCGGCGGCGGGCAAGTTATCGCCATCGTACCGCAGACCTTCGAAGAGACCTTCCGCGTTGCGCGTGCGGTCGTTGCTTCCGGTCTCGCCCCCGCGGCGTTGATTGGCAACCTCACCGGGGATGACGCAGCGAGCGCTGTTGCCGTCGCCATCATGTCCGGCGCCGAGCTTGGGCTAAAGCCGATGGTCGCCCTGCGCAGCTTCACCGTCATCAACGGCAAGCCTGCGCTCTACGGCGACGGCCTTATCAACGTCGTACGCATGTCCGGCAGGGTTGCGTATCTTCGCACCGGATGTGACGAGGTCGACGGAAAGCTCATCGGGTACTGCGAAGCTAAGCGCAGCGACACCGGCGAAGAGAAGCGCGTCGAGTTCAGCCAGGACGACGCAATTCGCGCGCGCCTTTGGTCCGATCGTCCACGCATCACCAAGCGTCGAAAGGACGGCAGCACCTACGAAACGGACAATGACAGCCCTTGGTACCGCTTCCCGAAGCGCATGCTCGCTTGGCGAGCCGCCGGCTATTGCCTCCGCGAGCTGTTCGGTGATGTCCTCGGCGGCATTCGCGATGAGTTCGAGGTCCGCGAGATCGATGAAGCCGAAACCATGCGCGACATTACGCCGGCGAAAGCCGCGCAGCCGCCAAAGCCTCCGGCCCCGCCAGCGCCGCCGACCGAGACAGCAAAGACGATCGAAGCTGAGCCTGCGAGCGAGGAGGAAGCGGAG